GCCGGGCCGCGGTCGATCTGCAGCATGGCAAGCAGCAGGTGCCCGGGCGGATACCGGGCACCTGCTGCTTGCCATGCTGCAGATCGACCGCGGCCCGGCGGGGCGGTTTCTGGCGGGCAAGAACATCACCGAGCCCGCCGTGCGCCGTCAGCTGGCCGAGGGCCGCACCAGCCCGGCCCGCCAGCTGGACAGAAAGGCGCTGGCCCCAGACCTGCGCCGGGCTATGGATTATGCCCTCATCGGGGCACAGAACGCCCACCTGCCCAAGGCGGAGCCGGAGCACCTGCTCTGTGCCATGCTGGAAGATACCGACTGCGCGGCGGGGGTGCTGCTGGCCTCCATGGGGGTGCAGCTGGCCGAGGCCGTGCGGGAGTGCCGCCAGATCTCGGGGCAGTTCATCCTGCCCGGCACGCCCCGGGCCAGCGCCATGCCCCGGGGCAGTCGTGCCAGCGATAAGTATTGCCGCGACCTGACCCGCCGCGCGGTGGACGGCGAGCTGGACCCGGTGTTCTGCCGGGATGCGGAGCTGGACCGGATGGTGGAGATCCTGTGCCGCCGCCAGAAGAATAACCCCTGTCTGGTGGGGGAGCCGGGCGTGGGCAAAACGGCCCTTGCCGAGGGCCTTGCCCAGCGCATCGCCAGCCGGAACGTGCCCCGGATGCTGCAGGGACGGCGGCTGCTGGCGCTGGATATGGCCAGCCTTGTGGCGGGCACCAAGTACCGGGGCGACTTTGAGGAGCGGTTCAAGACCCTTCTGGAGGAGCTGAAGTAATACGAAGCATCGAATAAAATGCGAATCCATGATGTATTTGAATGTGATTGAATGCCGAAAGTAGTGGCTTGACGCACACAACTCGCACATTACTCCTACATTATTCATATACGATATTCCTATATCTGCCTACACAATAATCCTATACTAATTTTTTGAGGAGTACATCATTTGATCTTTTCGATTTCGTTTCGGAGCCAGTCCATCCCAGGTTTTATATAATACTTCTCGGTCACGTCGTCGATATAGTGACCGAGAATTTTCTTTAGTGCATATTGATCCATTTTAGCTTTCTTTGCCATGGTTGCGAACTGAACACGACCATCATGGGGGCGATGACTTTTATCTAGCCCCAAGGCATCGCGTGCTTCTATAAGTCGAACATAATACCGATCGTATGTATATGCCTTACCAGGTTGGGTATCTGATTGAAATACATATTCGCTCCCTGCGGCAACAGCTTCATTATAGTGCTGTTCGACAAAATGGAATATTTTGGAATGAATTGGCACAATACGATTTTTACCTGCGACAGTTTTGGAGCCCCCATGAAATGTTTTGTTCTCTAAATCAACATCTTCTAGTTTCATGCTCAAAAGTTCATTGGGCCGCCAACCAGAATAAAATTGAATTAAAGTAATATCAAGATATGGATAGACCGGGAGAGCGCCCCAAATCAGTTCAACCTCTTCGTCTGAATATAGGATGTGACTTTTGTCCACTCTAGCTGTTTCTTCTTGATCTGATCTGGAAAGAGCAAAAGACCTTGCATAATTTTGCGGAACAAGCTCGTTCTCTACTGCATAGTCAAACATGAGATTGAACAGGCTTTTGATTCTGCCTTTAGCTGAACGAGGAAGTTCTACTTCGTTGCCACTTTTATAGGTTGTTGCCTCGTCGAGTGCGAGCTTGAGTTGTGGAATACGAACTTGCTGTAATTTCATATTGTGAATTTTGCGAACATACCGCCAGCAACACTCAGTCTTTTCTATCATCTTCTCTCCAACATGCGTCCTGTATTCCTTCAGCCATGCCTGATACAATTCATCCATGGTAATATTTTTCTCGATGGAATATGGATTCTTGTTGTATTCAACTAATGCTAAATATGCATCATTGTAGGTTTCAAAATAAGACTGTGGCTGAAGCGGCTTACAGATTGGTTTCCCATCTAATCCTTTGTCTACGGTTACTAAAACTCTGAACGGCTTTCGTAGATTGCGCCCCTTGATTTCTGAAATCTGTCCGAATCCATTTGGCAGCCTACGACGTTTATTTGCTTTTCTAGGATACACTTGAGCATTCTTCTTGAGTGGAAAACCGCAATGAGGGCATACAAGTGCCTTATCAGAAATTTGCAATTCACACTCTGGACAGGTTATAAGCACTAAAAATACCTCCTTTTTGGCTCTGAATTCTATTCTAGCTTAAACGATACTACGATGATTGTCAATGGTTCATCATTGAAAAAATAAAAAGCATCACGCACTGCCCCGCTTTCTTCCCTAAAATGCGCATAGAGGACGTAGTAAGATGTCCTTAGAGATTTTTAGGAGGAAAGCTCTATGAATGACCTTATTTTTCCAACAGGATCAGTACCTGTACGAGTTGCCGCAAAAGTATACGGACGTGACCCATCGTGGGTGCGAGCGGGGATTATTTCTGGATGGCTGCCTATCGGAACAGCAACCAGGGACGGCAAGAAAATTACCGACTTAAAAGAAATGAACTCTAAGTTCGGACGTATCAATTTTTACATCTCGCCAAAAGCTCTTTATGAGCAAACTGGATTTTTGTGGAGGGGTAAAGATGGCACACGTTGAACTATCTGAAAAGAATCCGTATTATATTTCAAAGCACCGATACTATGAGCTTAAACATTTCTGCTTGCAGTATCCTGAATGGAAAGATGCCTTGGTCATGCTGGATGCCTGGAAAGCAAAACCAGAAGAACTTCGGACGTATACTGTCAAAGGAAGCCGTGAATCGAACCCCACAGAACAGACCGCCATTGCCAGGGCATTCTTCAGCAAGCGGATTAGCCTTATAGAACACTGCTTGAAAGATATTTCTCCGGCAATCGCACCCTATGTATTAAAAGGAGCGACGGAATGTGTTCCGTATGATGTGCTGCGAATTCATGGCTGCCCCTGCTGCCGAGAAAGTTATTATGAGCAATACCGCAAATTCTTCTGGACATTGAGTATTGAGCGTGGATGACGCGAAAAATACATGGTCCTTTATGGAAGAATAAAGGGTGTTGGTCAGCCAATGAATAATTGGTAGTTGTGACAACTTAAATAGGCATCGATGCGAGTACGGAATGAAACGTTCCATAAAATAAACGGTACTCATCCAATGACTTGGGATTGAAAACTCAAGCATTCTTCTTTTTTATTTTCCGGCGCGAAAAAATACACCTTCTATTATGGAAAGAAATAACAAATTTTAGGAGGTATTTACTATGCTGAAGAATATTGTTGAAGGTTTTGAGGAAATGATGAACTCTATTATGACCGCATTTAACGAGTCGTCCAACGACAAGTATGCGGGTTGGAATGAGGGCGAAGAATTCCTCATGCTGAACGATGTTCGGTGTGGTATCCGCTAATGGATTCTGACCGGAAAACGGGCTCAAGGAAACTTGAGCTCTTTTCTTTTTCTATTCTAGAATAGACTGTTACGATTCAACGCGAAATTTTCTTTGTGCTTTACGGAAGGATGTCTTCCGAATATGAATAAAGGAGATTGAAATTATGGGCAAACGAGTAAAGGTAAATTACGACCGAGGCTATGTGAACGCGATGGATAAGATCCGGGTGTTTATTGAGAGCAATCAGAAAGTTATGTACATTGATACAGGCGAGTATAAGAGCGCTCAGACAGCACGCGGAGCTTACGCCAATGCGATTGCGTTGATTCGGGCGAATGGAATTGTACGGGCTACTTGCAGCCGTGGTGACTTATTCCTGATTCGCAACGACATCTAAGGTGTAGAGAGCTTACGAGAAATCGTAGGCTCTTTATTTTTCATCACGCAGAAGACCGTTTTATCCACTACATTATTAAAAGGAGATTTTCAAAATGCTGTACATCTACTATGCTGTGTTATTCGTGGCCATCGTTCTGGGGCTGCTCTTCGGGATGGCGCTCTACCGCTGGTTCCATTACCGTGATATTTACGAAGTGGGCGAGCTGCTGATCGGCGAGGAAGATTCCCCCGACTGGCCCTACCTGAGCCTGAGCCTGGATGAGGAGGTGAAGAATTTTGAAGGCGACAAGTACATCATACTGCGGGTGCACAAACTGGACCTGACGCGAGAAAAACATGGTGCTTAATGGAGGAAACTCTAATTACTTTGTAAAGGAGAAAATCAAAATGGAAAACTACGAAAACAAAGAATTGCTGAAGGAAGCGGCAAAGCAATCGCTGGAGAGTCTCAAGGACTTGAAACCGGGTACGGACGAGTACACGAACACGGCGAAGATGGCATTGCAACTGTACGACATGCAGCTCAAGAGCGACGAGCAGGAGAGCAACCAGAACCTGAAAGAGGATGAGGAACGACGGAAGGGCCAGGAGGTCATCAACGATCAGGAGAAGGCTGCGAAGGCACGGCGCATTGAGTGGGCGAAGTTTGGCATCAGCTGCCTGACGTTTCTGGGAACGATTGGTACGACGGTATACTGGTCGATCTGCGAGGCTGGCGGTGTAGCGCCGCTTTCCAGAGCAATGAACGATGGTCTCCATGAGATCAAAAGAGGCTTTACGGACAGAAAGTAAAGGAGGAACCGAGAGGGTTCGTGGCGAAAGCTGCGGGCTCTCTTTATTTTTTATGAGATATCACGACATACCGCCAAAAGAGTGGACGAGCTACTACGGGAGCGTTTACCGGTGCAATCATCCGGTGTACCGTGTCTGCACGCTCTACCGGGAACAGGGAAAAGGCTTGTGCGTGATCCAGCAGCGCTACAACGAGAAAACCAAGGCCACTTACTGGAGCGCCATTGACCCCTGGCTGACCGACAAGATCTATCTGCATGAAGGGTTCCGGCAGTATTTTGACAGCCACGCCAAGAAGAAAAACGCAAAGGGCGAGTACCCGACTGTGACCGTACGGCAGATCATGTGGGCACTGCGCATGAAACCCCTCAAGAAAGAACGCTGGGAGACCGTGTTTGACCGGAGTTTGATCTGACAAAGGAGAAATATTATGCTCGTGCATAATGATGGAACTATAATAATTGAAAAACATGAAGCACATGATACAGCGGAGCTCGAAACCAATGACTATCTTGCCTGGTTAGCCAGAGAGAAACAAAGAATAAACGCGATAAAATCAGCTTATATTATGGAGGTGATTAAGAATGGTACTTATTAACGTTGAAAAGTATTTCAGAGTTCATTGCAGGGCATGCTGCGGCGAACGAATCAAAGAAGAAGCAAAACAACTGGGCGCTTATATTGAGCGGTATGGTTACTTTGAAAATAAGCACACAGGTGTTACAAGTTTTATATTTGATGCGCATTGCAGCGAAAAAGAATTCAATGAACTTATGAAGCATTTCGACGAAGATAAAGAAATCATAACGGTTTTCACTAAATGAGTAAGAGAGCTTACGAGAGATCGTAGGCTCTTTTCTTTTTGCTCAAACGCGAAAAATTCATGTTCCCTTATGGAGGAGATAGCTCAAATGGTAGAGCGCCACTTCATTGTGGAGGTTATGGGTTCGAGGCCCATTCTCTTTTTTTTCATTTTTATTTTTGGAGGTTGAACATTATGGAGGACATTATGCTGATCCGGTCGAGTTTTCTGCGCCACATCATCTCGCAGGTCATCAACAAGATACTGAAAAAGCAGTTACCCGGTACAGAGGTACAGCTGGGCGAGGTTCAGGCGAACTGGAGCGAAAAAGAGCAGAAGTTGAAAATCCATCTTGTAGTGGATGCAGAGATGACCAAGGCGCAGCTGATGGATATTCTCAAGAAGGCTGATGTGATCTGACGCGAAATTTTCATGGTGCTTTATGAGATGGTTAGTCTCAGAATTATATTTTGGAGGTACGAAACTATGAAGAAATTGATTGGAGCAATTGGGGGTTGCATTGCAGCTTATTATGTGATTGACGCACTCGCCGCAGTAAGTATGGCGTGTGCATGGGGCGATTTGGTAAAATACGGCCACATGCAGGCGGCACATGAACTGGACGATACGTTTCACAAAGAGTATTGCAAGCGCAACCGGATGGTATTCGATCGTTATAAGAGCGTGCTTTTTAAGAAGATGAAAAAGAAAGAAAGCAACTAATCGAAGTGGAGCTTACAAGAAATCGTAGGCTCTTTTATTTTTCAAAATGGAGGTTAAACATCGTGAAAAGAGTGGATGACATCATTCAGCGCTGCACAGACCCGGCAACGAAGAGCGAACTTCAGGCGCTCAAAGAAAATCTTGAGCAGATCTATTCCAAGGTGGAAAACGCGGAGGACTACATGAGCATGTGTGCGGACGCAGATATTTACGAAAACTATCTGAGCGCATCCAATCAGCTTTACGAGCTTCTCTATGGCTAAATCATTTTATGATTGGAGGTTGGACAATGAAACTGACGAAAACATGCGCGAAATTCCTGCGCAAGCACGGCGGTACCATTCTGGCGGTGGCGGCATCTGTGGGTGTTGTAGCCACGGCCATCGAGACCGGGCGGGCAAGCACAAAAGCGCAGAAGATTATTGAAAAGAACACGATTGCGATTGACTGCGAAAACTACGGCAAGTCCTGCTATACCACAAAGCAGAAAGTTTTGGATTGTTGGAAAGCATATGTTCCGGCGGCAATTCTGGGCGGCGGCACCATCGCATGCATCCTGGGCTCCAATGCGCTGAACAAAAAGCAGATCGCGAGCCTGACCGCGGCGTATATGGCGCTGGGAAAGACCTATCAGGAGTACCGCAGGCAGGTGGCAGAGCAGATCGGCGTGGAAGAAGAAAAAGATATTTACAAGGACACGCAGGATGTTCTAGAGACCCCCGCCCCGGCAGGCACAGACGAAGAAAAGCTGCTCTGCTACGAGCCTATCTCAAAAAGATATTTCCATGCAACGGAAACGGAGCTGATGGATGCCTTCTACAACGTGAACCGGAACTTTGCGTTGAATGGAGAAGTCTCGCTGAATGACTTCTACTCCTTCCTGCCCGGACTGGACTTTACACCGGAAGGAGATATGCTGGGCTGGTGCGCGGAGTATCTGAGCAACGAGTGGGAATATTACTGGATCGACTTCAACTATGCCCGGCAGACAACCGATGATGGACTGGAAGTGTACTATGTGACAGCATTTCAGGAGCCGATCAAAGAGTATCTGGATTACGACCCGACCAGACGGGAACCATTTTGAATTTTGAAAAGGAGACTGATGTTTTATGAAGAAGATCAATTGGTGGAAAGTTGCATCCGTGGCCATGATGGCTGCAAGCGCGATCCTGAGCTTTGGCCACGACCTGATCGAGGAGCAGCGCAGCGAAGAGGAAATGCAGGACATGGTGCGGGAGGAAGTTCAGCGCCAGCTTGCAGAAAAGAACCGGTAAACGCGAAAAATACAGTCTCCCTTATGGAAGAGATATCCAAACTGACAAACAAAGGAGATTGATATTTATGTACGACCATGATTATTATGCAACTCTGGACCAGGCAATGGTGAAGCTGCTGAAGTATACTGCACTGAACGGACTGCGGACGCTGATCGCGATCGCAGTGTATCTGTTCATGCAGCCGATTCGGCTGTGCGAATACATTGAAGACTGCATCCGGATGGAGCGTGACAGTCAGAAGAAAACAGAGATCCGCTTCGAGAATTTGAAGCAGCACGGACATATCTGAAAGGCGAGAGCTTACGAGAAATCGTAGGCTCTTTCTTTTTATAAATTTTTGGAGGTACGAAGATGAACCTGAAAACATTTGCAAAGGCAGTGCGCAGGAGCGCAGGTAAGAACGCATCCAAGATCCTTGGTGGACTGGCAATCACGGGAAGCATCACGGCGGTCTATTTTGCTGTGACGGCCACCCCCAAGGCTATGATCCTGCTGGACGAGAAAAAGCAGGAGCTGGGCGTGGAAAAGCTGGACGTGAAGACCATTGTCAAGACGGCAGGCCCGGTGTACGTGCCGACTGCGCTGAGCATGGTGCTGTCTGCGGGCTGCGTCATTGGTGCAGTCCATGTGGACGAGCGGCGGAATGCTGCACTGGCCGCGGCGTGCACCCTTTCTGAGAGTGCGCTCAAGACCTATCAGGACAAGGTGCTGGAGGCCATCGGCCCCGAGAAGGAACAGGAGATCCGGGAGACCATTGCGCTGGAAAAGATGGCCAAGTGCCCCGAACCGGCAACCATCCAGCCTGCCAAGAACCTTGCCACGACCGATGTTTCCTACGACCAGCGGGTGAAGTGCTGGGAAAGCCTGACCAACACCTACTTCTGGACGACCAAGGCCATGATCGAAAAGGCCGTCAATGGGGTCAACAAACAGCTGCTCAGTGACTTCCGGGTGAGCGAGAATGATCTGTTCGACTATCTGGGCATCGACCACTGCGTCAACGGTGACCTGCTGGGCTGGGACACGGATTCGGGGCTTAACGTTGATATTTTCTATGCGTCCCGGCTGGACGAGGACGGGATGCCCTGCCTGACGCTGGAGTATCACACGCCTCCGAAGTGGCTGGGTGGCTATTGATATTTAACCCGGCGCGAAAAATTCAGCTTCCTTTATGGAGGTAATACTCCGACATTATAAACTTATATTTAAGAAAGAGGTAACAAAAATGGACGAAATGATGAACATGAACGAAACTACTATGGAGAACGAGACTTCTGTTGAGGTCGTTCCGGAGGAGAATGTTCAGATGATCGATAACGAGGAAACTTCGAGCAACGGCTCGGGCATTGGTCTCGCTGTTGGTGCTGTGGGTCTGGTTGCAGCCGTGGGATACGGACTGTACCGGAAGCACAAGGCCAAGAAGCAGAACAAGGACGAGGAGAAGCCGAAGACCAAGAAGAAGATCGTCTGGCAGAAGCCCTGGAAGATCGAGAATGTCGATTCTGCACAGGTGGACGTTCCTGACGAGGACATTGAGGAAACTTCTGAAGAGAAGTAATGTTAGGTAAGGCGAGAGCCGTGGAGAAATCTGCGGCTCTTACTTTTTGTTTTTTGAAAGGATGACAACATGGCACAAGTAAACATGCCGAAGAGCAGCATCGGACAGCAGCCTGCCGCAGAGCCCCAGAAGAAGTTCCAGAAGGTCGTCAAGGGAAAAGTGACCCTCAAGGAGCAGAACGATATCCAGAAGATCGCCAACGAGTTCCTGGCCGAGGACCTCAAGACCGTGAAGAACCGCATCGTGGTGGACTATCTGCTGCCCATGCTGAAGAACGGTCTGTGGAGCATTTTCAACTCAGCCGTCAGCATTGCACTGTTCGGCGAGGACCGTTCCCGCGGCTCTTCGAGCAACTACTCCGGCTCCCGCACCCAGCGGAACAGCTACGACACCTATTATCAGGGAGGCTCCGGCAACCGGCAGGGAAATCCGAACCGGGCCGTAGGACGCAGCTTGCAGAACCTGGACTTTGAGTTCCGCGCGGATGCAGACGACACGCTTTCCCAGATGTATGATGCGATTCGCCAGTACGGTCAGGTTTCTGTGGGCGACCTGTGGGATCTGATGGGCGTTTCCAACGAGAGCACCGATTACAATTACGGCTGGTACAACCTTGACGGGGCGTTCATCAAGGGTATCCCGGGCGGATATCGCCTGATGCTGCCTCGCCCTGTACCGCTGCGCTGAACAATAAGAAAGGATTGATATTTATGAAGTTCCTGAAAAAGATCGACAAAACCGAAATCATGGGCAAAGTGACCCGTGCTGCATCCAAGTGCGGCTACAAGCTGAAGAAGGCAAGCCCCACCATTATGATCGTTGGCGCTGCCATTGGTGGTGTGACTGCTACTGTGCTGGCCTGCAAGGCGACCATCAAGGCACAGGATATTCTGACCGAGCACAATGCTCAGGTCGAGAGCATCCACACGACCATGAAGCAAATCGAGAGCGGTGAAATCCAGCTGAGCGAGGGCGAGACCTACACCGAGAAGGATTACAAGAGCGATATTACGACCACCTACGTCCAGACCGGCCTGAAGCTGGCAAAGGTGTATGCGCCTGCGGTCACCCTGGGTGCGGTATCTCTGGGCTGCATGTTCGGTTCCCACCACATCATGTCCAAGCGCAATGCGAGCCTGACTGCGGCTTATATTGCTCTGGACAAGGCCTTTGAGGAGTACAAGAGCCGTGTATCCGACCGCTTTGGCAGCCGTGTTCAGGAGGAGCTGGAGCACAACATCAAGGCTGTGGAGCTCGAGAGCAAGAGCACCAACGAGCAGGGCGTGGAGGAGACCATCAAGGAATACAAGGATATCGCCATGCAGCACACCAGCCCCTATACCTGCATCTTTGACGAGACTGTGGACACCTGGCAGCCTGACAACATGCTGAACCGCAACTACCTGTTCCTGATGGAGCAGGCGGCAAACAAGCGTCTGCGCACCCAGGGGCACCTGTTCCTGAACGACGTTCTGGCATCTCTGGGCACCCACGGAGGTGTGACCCTGAAGACCCCGGAAGGCCAGATCGTGGGCTGGATCTATGAACCGAACGACCCGACCCGACAGAACCACGTGGATTTCGGTGTGACCAACTACGTCAAGGGCGACGATGCGCTGAACAGCTTTATCAACGGCGGGGAGCGCTCGGTGATGCTGCGGTTCAACTGTGACGGGCCCATCATCGACAAGATCTGAGACTGATATTTTGGAGGAATACGCTATGACCAGATTCGTTAAGAGACTGTCTTACCTGTTTGCTGCCATGGCCGGAGTCTGCTTCGTCTCTGGTCTGGCGGTTCTTTCTGAGTGAGGTGGAACGATGGAAACTTTGGAAAGCACTTTCCTGTTTCTGGACTATCTGACCGATACCAAACGCAAGCGCCACATGGTGGGAGGCATTCTGATGAGTGTCTCCCTTTTCTTTGGCGGACTGGCGTTTACCATGATGACGATCAAAGGAGACATCGACAATGAACAAGACCGTGCGTGATATTCTGCTCTTTGCAGCAGGCTTTGGGGCAGGTGCCCTTGTGATGCACACCGTTTTCGAGAAGAAATACGAGACCTATTACGGCAAACGGTACGAGGCCGAGCGTGAGAATCTGCGGCAGAAGGAAGCCGATATGGACAAGACCATCGAAGAAAGGGCGACCCAGAAGAGCTTTGAACAGCTGGCCGGGAAGTACCGTACCGAATCTGACCCGGAAGATGTAGTGGCACATGAAGCCATCGAAGTCATTGAACCGGATCAGTTTGGTGAGCTGGACGACTATGAGACTTCCTTTCTGACTTACTATGCGGACGGAAAGCTGGTGTTCGATACGGAGGATCAGCCCGTGGACGACGATGATATTCCGAAGATCATCGGCAACGAGGCGCTGGACCGCATTGGCGAGTTTGCACCGAGCGCTGTCCATGTCCGCAACCACAACTACCACAAGGACTACGAGATTCTCCGGGTTCGGGAGAACTGGCCCGGCAACCACGACGATGAGGAGGATGAATGAACTTTATGAGGGAGACGGAGCAGTATTATGACTGGCTCTACAAGATCGTCTGCGGCGAATGGGAACCCCGGAACCTCAGTTTTCACCGCTTACTGATGTATCTTTTTAACCGGGATTATATTCCGGCGTGCGAAATGGATGTCTGCCGGGCAACGGACGGCATCAACCTGCGGTACCGCTTTGCATCGGAGAATAATATTCCGTACGGGAAGATCGATGCAGTATTTCAGGGCGTACCCTGCTCTATGCTGGAGATGATGGTGGCGCTGGCGATTCGCATCGAGGAGCACATCATGGAAGACCGCAGCATGGGTAACCGTGTGGGGCAGTGGTTCTGGAGCATGGTTGTCAGCCTGGGCCTGGCTGCCATGGACGACACCCGTTTCAGCGAAGAGCGCGCGGAACCGATCCTGGCCCGGTTCATGGATCGGGACTATCAGCCGAACGGGGCTGGCGGTCTCTTTACGATTACCCGTACGTCCATCGACATGCGTACCATTGATATTTGGTACCAGTTGATGAGCTGGCTGAATGAGAATGAGTTTTGATGACATATGAATCAAAAATCTGCATCCCTATGGAAGGATTTGTTGAGAAGATACTCGACGATTCCCATGTGATGCTGCGAATCACGGCGTGTCGAGACGAGAATAACATTGGTCGGCTGATTCTGGCTGACCCGAATTACTGGAGGAAAATTGACAATGGAACTGACTGATATTTTGATCGACCTGAGCAACAGCAAGGCTGCACTGGAGGTGGCCAATCACACCATCCGCCGCATGAAGGGCAAGTGCATCCGGAAGAACATTCTCATCGCTGGTCTGCTGTGGTTTGGCTTTGTTTCCTGCAAAATGGTGAACGAGGCGGAAAAGCAGCGCAAGGAAGCCGATGAGCGTGCCCGCGAGGCAGAGGCAGCGCTGGCCCAGATGACCCTCCAGAAAGAGAAAGACGTATAAAAACCTCGGAGAAAGGAGGAAGTCAGTTACAAATGATTGATTTCCTGATGATTGCAACGCGGACGGGAAAACGCGGGACAATCGAAATTTATCCCAAATTCATCATCAAGAAGTCGAAAGACCTGATGATCCGGGGTTCTGATTTTTACGCGGTCTGGATGGAAGAGCGGGAGCTTTGGAGCACGGACGAACAGGATGCGCTCCAGATGATCGACCGCGCGCTGGATATTTACGCGGAGGAGCACAAGCAGGTCTTCAATGACAGCTACCGTGTTCTGCACATGTGGGACGCGGAGAGCGGGATGATCGACAACTGGCACAAATACTGTCAGCGTCAGATGCGGGACAACTACCACACCCTTGACGATACATTGATATTTGCGAACACCCCGGTCAAGAAGGAAAGCTATGCGTCGAAGCGGCTGCCGTATCTTCTGGAGGAGGGGAGCATCAGCGCCTACGACGAGCTGATGTCTACCTTATATTCTCCCGAGGAGCGAAGGAAGATCGAATGGGCGGTTGGCGCGATCGTGAACGGCGATTCCCGCAAGATCCAGAAGTTCCTCGTGCTCTATGGCCCACCCGGAAGCGGTAAATCCACCGTGCTGAACATCGTCCAGAAGCTTTTTGACGGGTACTGGTCGGTGTTTGACTCCAAGGTGCTGGGATCATCGTCCAATGCGTTTGCGCTGGAGGCGTTCAAATCGAACCCGCTGATCGCGATCCAGCACGACGGTGACCTTTCCCGCATCGAGGACAACACCCGGTTGAACTCACTGGTATCCCACGAGACCATGCTGGTGAACGAGAAGTTCCGCAGCCAGTATTCCAGCCAGTTCAAGTGTTTCATGTTTCTGGGCACCAACAAGCCTGTTAAGATCACGGATGCAAAATCGGGCCTGATCCGACGACTGATCGATGTGGAACCTACCGGCGAAAAGATCCCTGCAAAAAAGTACCGTGACCTTGTAGCGAAGGTGGACTTTGAGCTGGGAGGCATCGCATGGCACTGCAAGGAAGTATACGAGCAGAACAAACATCTCTACGATGATTATATTCCGACCCGTATGCTGGGTGCATCGAACGACTTTTACAACTTCATGCTGGATTCCTTTTATATTTTCAAGAAGGAGGACGGTGTATCCCTGAAGCGGGCCTGGGCGATGTACAACACCTACAATGACGAGGCAAAGGTGGCGTACCCATACTCGCGCCGTGCGTTCCGGGAAGAATTGATGAACTACTTCGAGGAGTACAAGGAACGCGCGGAGACCGTGAATGGCGAGCGGGTGCGGAGCTACTACAGCGGCTTCAAAGCGGAGAAATTCAAAGAGTTCCTTGACGAACCTGTGAAGGCAGAAGAACCCACTGTCGAGCCGGAAACGTCATGGATCGAGTTCAAGGAGCAGCATTCTCTCTTCAATGATATTTGCAAGGACTGCCCTGCACAATATGCGACAGACGATGGCATTCCGATGCGAAAATGGGAGAATGTCAAGTCAAAATTGGCCGAACTGGATACTTCGAGACTGCACTACGTGAAAGTTCCGGAGAATCACATTGTCATCGACTTTGATATTCCCGGGCCGGATGGAAAAAAGAGCTTCGAGCGCAACCTGGAAGCTGCCTCCAAATGGCCCCAGACCTATGCGGAGCTGAGCAAATCTGGTGCGGGCATCCACCTGCATTATATTTACACCGGCGATGCAACGAAGCTGAGCAGGATCTACGACGAGAACATCGAGGTCAAGGTGTTCACGGGGAAGTCCTCTCTGCGGAGAAAACTGTCGAAATGCAATGATATTCCGGTTGCGACCATCAGCAGCGGCCTGCCACTGAAGGGAGAAACGAAAATGGTTGATACAAAGCAGATCCAGGATGAGCGGCACCTGCGTATCCTCATCAAGAAAGCCCTTGCCAAAGAGATCAGCCCCTATACGAAGCCCAGCATTGACTTTATTGCACGCATCATGGACGAAGCCTACGAAGGCAATGTCGTTTACAATGTGGACGACATGCGGAATGCGATTCTGGGCTTTGCCGCCAGCAGCACGAACCAGGCGGACACCTGCCTGAAGATCGTGGCGAAGATGCATTTCAAGTCGAAGGATGATATTCAGCGGGAGGCCCCTGCGGGGGAGGAAACGCCATTGATATTTTTCGACGTGGAGGTGTTCCCGAATCTGCTGCTCGTGAACTGGAAGTTCGCCAAGCAGGAGCCTGTGCACCGTATGGTGAATCCTGCACCGGAGGAGATCGAGAGCCTGACAAAGTATCGGCTGGTCGGCTTCAACAACCGCAAGTACGACAACCATATCCTCTGGGCCCGCATGATCGGGATGTCGGTGGAGCAGATCTATGCGTTGTCCAACCGGATCATCAACGAGCACACGGGCTTCTTTGGTGAGGCGTACAACTTGTCCTACACGGATATTTTCGACTTCTCGTCGAAAAAGCAGAGCCTTAAGAAATTTGAAATCGAGTTGGGCATCCACCATCAGGAGCTGGGACTTCCGTGGGATCAGCCGGTGCCGAAGAGCCTGTGGGACAAGGTGGCCGAGTATTGCGACAACGATGTGATCGCGACCGAGACCCTGTTCTACTCGAAAAAGCGTCAGGCAGACTTTGTGGCGCGAGAGATCCTGGCAGACCTTGCCGGGATGACGGTGAACGACACGACAAACTCGCTGACAACACGCATTATTTTCGGCAAGGAAAAGCACCCCCGGCTGGTCTACACCGACCTTGCTACGGGAAAGTCCGATGCGATCGTGGAAGTCGAGCCTGATATTTTGACCGACTGCAACATCATCAATGCCTTTCCCGGTTACGAGTGGGCCAAAGGCGAGGACGGCAAGTACCACAACATGTTCCGGGGCACAGACCTGGGCATGGGTGGTTATGTCTACGCTGAGCCCGGGATGTACACGAACGTAGCCCTGCTGGACGTTGCGTCGCTGCACCCGCATTCGGCCGTTGCCATGAACTACTTTGGTGAGTACACCAAGCATTTCAACGACCTGATGGATGTACGAATCTACGTCAAGCACGGCGAGTACGAGAAGGCAAAGGGACTCTTTGGCGGCAAACTGGCAAAGTACCTCGATGATCCGCAGCAGGCAAAGGCTCTGGCGCAGGCGTTGAAGATCGCCATCAATTCAGTTTACGGGTTGACCAGTGCAAGCTTCGACAACCCGTTCCGCAACCCCAAGAACGCCAACAACATTGTGGCGCTTCGAGGGGCTTTATTTATGCGCACTTTGCAGGATGAAGTGCAGCAGCGCGGCTTTAAGGTCGCGCACATCAAAACGGATTCGATCAAGATCCCCGATGCGACCCCGGAAATCATTGCGTACTGCATGGATTTTGCGAAGAAGTACGGCTACACGTTCGAGCATGAGGCGACCTACGAGCGGATGTGCCTGGTAAACAATGCCGTTTATATTGCAAAGTACATGACTGCGGACCGCTGTGAGGCGCTTTACGGCTATATCCCGGGCGACTGCAAGGACGAAGGCGGCGAATGGACGGCGACGGGCACACAGTTCCAGGTGCCGTATGTGTTCAAGACCCTGTTCTCTAAAGAGACGATCGAGTTCACCGACCTCTGCGAGACAAAGACCGTTTCCAAGGGCGCTATCTATCTCGACAAGAACGAGGACCTGCCCGAAGGCGAACACAATTATATTTTTGTGGGACGCGTGGGACAGTTCTGCCCGATCATGCCGGGAAAGGGCGGCGCTCTGCTGCTGCGGGAAGCGGGCCTGACGGATACCGGCGAACGGAAATATGCTTCTGTGACCGGAGCAAAGGATTACCGCTGGCTGGAAAGCGAGGCGGTCTATCAGCTTCAGATGCAGGAGGATATCGACAAAAGATATTTCAACCGGGAAGTCGATGAGGCAGTTGAGGAGATCTCCAAGTACGGCGACTTCAACTGGTTCGTTGGTGACGATGGCGTTGCTCCCTGGACAGCACCGGATCTTCCATGGAGCGATGCGCAGGAAGAAGCAGCAAGAAATTTTGACGTGAGGTGATATTTTATGGCAAACAAACGTGTGATTGGTAACATTACCGATGTTGTTAGAACGGTGGACGGGGAGACGATGATTACACTGGACACAGGCCGTACGTTCCAGTTTGAGTCTTATGGCATTTATTGGGATAAGGGACATAATTGCTTCATTAACGAACCCTATTACCCGGGTACGTTGAACACCGCACATGCAAAAGAGGCGACGGCAATGAATGCAGCGGTTATTAAGAATGTGATTTTTGCTCCTCCGGCCACGATCGTTTACTGGTCGGATGGTTCCAAGACCGTTGTGAAGTGCAGCGAGAAGGATGTTTTCGACCCGGAGAAGGGGCTGGCCATGGCAATTGCAAAGCGTTGCGGTGGTAACAAGGGCAGCTATTACAAGGAGATCCAGAATTGGGTCGAGAAGAGCGGGAAGAAGTATCCTGGGAAGACTGCTGCCGGAAAAGCTGTCGATCTGGATGTGCTGAAAAAGTACAGTTCTGAGGCAAATAAGGATTTTGAGAAGTTCCTCAGCGCGGTCATGAGCAACAATCAGTCTGGTACACTTCTCCACCTGACAGCACTCGTGGCAGATCTGAAAATTCTGGAAAATGAATTCAACAAGTAAAAAGGAGACTGATATTTATGTACACCAAGCGCCAGAAAGTCAATATCGACGATACCCATTTCATCTTTACCACCAACTTCAGCGGTGATCCCAGCCGTGACCGCTTTGGCTCGGACAAGCGCCGCGTCAACGTGGTGATCCCGACCATGGAGCTGGTGAATCACCTCATGGACCTCGGCGTGAAGGTTCGTCAGACCAATCCGAATCCCGAGCGTACCTACGACGAGCCGTTCGTTCCGACCTACTTCGTGCCGGTGACGATCAACATGGATTCCAAGTGGCCCCCGCATATCTACTGGGTCACCACTTCCGGCAAGCGCCTGCTCTGCAACACGGACACGATCAGCCAGCTGGACTTTATCCGGGTCAAGAACGTCTGTCTCCAGGCAAACCTTGTCGAGAAGCGGAACGCACCCGGCGAGTACAGCCTGTATGCGGATGTGATGTATGTTGAGCAGGATGCGGATGCTGATCCGTATGCAGAGCGCTATGCCCGGTTTGCAGCTCCTGAAGCAGACATGGCAGAGCCGAGCGACCACACCGAAATTCCGTTCTGAGGTGACGCATATGAAGAAACTGTTTATCAGCGCACCGATGAAAGGGCGCACTGAAGCACAGATCCGAGCAACCATGGAGCAGATGCACCATATTGCTGAGGCTGTGTTTGGCGAGGAGCTGGAGGTGATCCAGACTTATATTTCTGATGATCCTCCGGCTGACGCGAATCAGGCAGTCTGGTACCTTGGTGAGAGCATCAAGAAGATGGCGGATGCAGACTACTTTATCGGGATCTACGATGAGGAGAAGGCGTTCCGTGGCTGTGCAATCGAAAACCTGGTTGCCCGTTCGTACAATATCCCGAGCTATGTGATCAACTTTGGTTTTGTAGCCCCTGATGTTACGGAAGCTCGTGCAAAAGCCAACCGGAAGTACAACCGATATTATTGATCATTGATATTTTTCGAGTGCCGGGGTCAGTCCCTGGTCGAATGCCCAGTCGGTGAGTGCCCACGTCGCAAAATGGCGGCTCTAAGGAAACAGCTCGATTTATATTTTTGATGTGCAATTTGGGAGGTTGACAGTATGAAAGTTCTGAGGGTTCAACCAAAGCATTACCCTGAAGTGATCGACATTGACTGCTCTCTGGAATCGCTCCAGAAAGAGGTGGAAGGCCCGATTCAGGCTGTTTACCCGTGGGACGATGAGGTGGCATTGATTTGCAACGAAGAAGGAAAGCTGCATGATGATTGCATGGAGAAACTCAACCGGACGCTCGACGGCCCTTATGGCATCCCCATTGATATTATCGTTGGAACATTCCTGATTGTAGGCCTCACGGAGGATGATTTCGGTGAGCTTTTGCCGGAGTTCGTCGAGAAGTACGAGAAGATGTTCCATCAGCCGAGAAAGTTCGTCACTTATACAGATAGTGAAGGCAAAGCTCATCTCGACGTTGATTATTGTACACCTGAAGAATAAGCACATGAGAGCTCTAGAGAAATCTGGGGCTCTTTTATTTGAGTCATTAGCATGGGCTGTACGGTGGGTTCGATTCCCGCATGACTCGCAACCGGGCCAGAGAGCCTGATATTTGAACAACAGAAGGAGTAAGGATTATGAGCAGAGAAAAAGTCAAAGAGATCGTCGATTACATGGTTTCGGAGGGTACACAGAACACCAACTACGGCTGCTGGGCCTTTGATATTCCGGAACTGTGCGACAAGTTCGACCTTCCGCTGGAATGGTTCTATGAGCACAACGATGATATTTGCCGCGAACTCGACGAGCGTGATGAGGTTGCTGATTACGAGCAGAACTACGACTGGAACAACCATCCGCTGGATTACGACCTGGTTTACTACACGGACTTCTGCCATTTTGAGGAGGCGTGATATTTATGGGCGGACTTCGCAGAGTAGATAAGGCTTGCAAAAAATGCGGCGCTATGATGTATCAGGTTCCGTCAAAAAGATTGTACTGCGATAAATGTCGAGGCACCGTACCGCGTAACATGTCAAAGACGGAAGAAAAGCCTAAAAAGCTCACACTGTCAGAAATCATGCGCGAAGCAGACAAGGAGGGCTTGCAATATGCGTCCTACTGCAAAAAGCACGGACTTTACTAAGAAAAAAGAGCTCTGGAAGGTGTTTAGAAAGCACCGGAAAGAGCTCTTTGCTTATACCGTCAGAGGGGAGGGCGAAGATGAGGAAGAGGCGACGATCTCGCTTCTGGCCTACGAGAATCACTGCAAGAAAAGTGACATTTATGTGACGTTGGAAATGAGGTGAGCGACCTGATGGCAGGTGTAACGCTCTACGACTACCAATTGGATGCGATCAACCGTATGAAAATCGGCTGCATCTTATGCGGAGGCGTAGGAAGCGGAAAATCAAGAACGAGTTTGGCGTTCTATTACAAACTTTACGATGGGGAGGTGAACACGGAAAAATATGTTCGTATGACAGAGCCCCCGGATCTTTACATCATCACGACTGCCCGGAAACGGGATACGGGAGAGTGGGACGAAGAACTGGCCCATTTCTATATGTCTACAGATCCAGAGCATGATATTTACGAGCACAAGGTCGTGGTGGATTCCTGGAACAATATCGGAAAGTACGTTGGCGTGAAGAATGCGTTCTTTATATTTGACGAGCAGCGAGTCGTTGGAAAAGGCGCATGGGTGAAATCTTTCTACAAAATTACGCAAAATAACGAGTGGATTCTGCTCAGCGCCACCCCTGGGGACTGCTGGACGGATTATATCCCGGTGTTCATCGCCAATGGGTTCTATCGAAACAGAACGGACTTTAACAACCAGCATGTGGTATACAGCCAATTCTGCACGAAGTACCCGAAGATCGACCGGTATCTGAATACCCAGCGCTTGGTACGGCTACGGGAACGGATTCTGGTTGACATGGACTTCGAGCGGCCGACGGTCTCGCACCATGAGAATGTATTTGTGGATTACGACAAGGTGAAGTATCTGTCGATCTGCAAGAACCGGTGGAACCTCTGGGAGAACAAACCAATCGAGACCGCCAGCGAGTTCTGCTATCTGCTGCGGAAGTTGGTGAACGCTGATGCAAGCCGACAAGAAAAAGTGCTGGATATTTGTAAAGGCAGACCTAGGGTTATTATCTTCTATAATTTCGATTATGAGCTTGATATTCTAATGGGTCTGGACTACGGCAAAGATACAGAGGTGGCCCAATGGAACGGGCACAAGCATCAGCCGCTTCCTGAAGGCGACAGGTGGGTGTATCTGGTGCAGTACAATGCCGGTGCTGAAGGCTGGAACTGCATCAAGACGGACACCATTATATTTTACAGCCAGAACTACTCCTATAAGATCATGGGGCAGGCCTCGGGGCGTATCGACCGGCTGAATACCCCGTACAAGGATCTGTACTACTACCATCTGAAGAGTAGGAGCGGTATTGATTTGGCAATTTCGAGAGCCCTGAACTCGAAGAAAGCGTTTAACGAGAGGAAATTTTATGGAGCAGGTTAACTTTGAAGATGTATTTGCTGACCTGATTCATTCTTTTGAATCTGCGGCAGATAAAGTAAAGAAACTCACAGATGAACGGGAGGACGAGGTTTATATGAGAATTGCAAATGACCGGAAAGCTGCCAATGGATTCCGTCCGAGCTATCCGAAATGCAAGATTCCTAAGACAGATATGGCTAACAAAGTTATGCAGGGGCGGATTCATAAACACTGCTAATAGAAAGGATTGATATTTGTGATTAAGGATTCTGGAGATCGTACCGAATTTGAAACTGGTGCCAAACGCGACATGCACGCCGGGAAGGGGCGCATGGACCTTCTGCCTTGGTACGGCATCATGGAGGTCAGTAAGCACTGTGAGGAAGGTGCCTTAAAGTACGGTGAGCACAACGCAGACAAGGGTATTCCGCTGCATTCGCTGCTGGACAGCGCTGCTCGGCATCTGGCAAAGTACATTGTTGGTATGGACGATGAGGATCACCTGCGCGCGGCCTGCTGGAATCTGTTGCGGGCGCTGGAGCAGCGGACGACGCATCCTGAGTTGGATGATAGGTTTGCGGTCGAGCAGGAGAAGGCAAAGAAAAAACGTCCCTGGATATCGGTTAAATGTATGAATTGCATGAAACGCCATCCGGTTGCTCCTGAGGTATGGTCATATAATGCAGACGGAGCTCCTATCGACCACAAGGTTGTGAGGTGCCTATTCTGTAAAGCAAACGAGGAACACAAATACGTCGGCGACCTTGGCGAATATGCAGATCCTGACGAGACACTCGTTGCCGTTAAATGCGGTGACTGTAATGCTCATTTTGAGATCCCTACATCTAACTGGAACAGTATGAAGGAGTGCACAATCCATAACGGTGAGGTTCTGGCACGTTGCCCTCGCTGCGGAAAGGACACTTTTATTTCGGAGGTAAGCGCTGATGAATAACTGGATGCGCGAAGTGGACTATGCGACCTACTGTCCGAAGTGCAAGAGCTTCAAGGTGCTGGAGACGGATGAACCCTGCCACGAGTGCCTGACGGAGTGTGCGCGGGAGGGTACGGTGAAGCCTCTGAAGTTTGAGGAGAAGACGCGAAAATAACAGACTCCTTTATGGAGAAATCCAAATACTGACTATAAAGGAGAAATATTTATGGCAAAGGTTTACACTATGGAAGAACTCGAAAGAGCACGAAAGAAAGCTCAAATTCGGGAGTGGTTCCAGGACAAAAAGGTAAAAGCACAGACTTGGTGTTATGAGCACAAAGAGCAGATTATTACTTATGGTCCGGTTGTTGTGGGCGGAATTGCAGCAGGAGCAAAAATGCTGTCGAAGCACGCGGCACTGACCAAGGAGCAGAATCTGAAGGATTTGTACTGCTACGACAGAAGTTTGGGACATTACTGGAAATTGCGTCGGGAACTGACGAACGAAGAATGGCTGGAAATCGATAAGAGAAAGAAAAACGGTGAAAGACTAAGTGATATTCTCGATGATATGAGGGTGTTGGACTGACTTCATTATGGAGCCGTGGAGAAATCTGCGGCTCTTTATTTTCTGAACTGTAACAAAAAGGAGCGATTCAAATGCACGAGATTCAGGAAAAAGCCACGACCCATAAGGTCTTCATGAAAATCATCCGCCCTTGGCCCGGACGAAGCGGATATTTAGAAAAGTTCTCTGATTTAACCTCGAACGGTATGGCAAGGTTTCGCTTTGAGGGTGATAACTACGATACCATCGCTCATGTGAGCAATATGGAATATAAGGTATATGACTGATTTCAAATCTAAAATTGTAGAGTATCAGGAGGAACGGTGAACGCTAAATGATATTTGCTGAAGAGGATTTGAACTCTTTGAATGCTATTGCTGGACTATTGGCTTCATTCGGGTGTGATAGTCAGGCTGGCTGTGTGCTTTATATTCAGCATAAAATTGCAAAGACCATGGAGGCCGACGAAAGGAAATGCAGAAATGAGAAATATGTCTAAGAAAACCTGGAAACTCCGGGTTTGGAATCACATGACCGAGATGCAGAAGTTGGATATTCTGCTGAAGCATGCTAAGGTTCCGCATACTTATGAACGTCGCTGGCCAGAGATGGACAGACCGGACTGTCAGGAATATCTCCCGGGCGGACGACACGATGGTGGTGAGCAAATCACTGCATATGATGCTGCTGGAAATCGTATCTGGGATGGCATTTGGGGTTGGGGTTCCTATGGCTTTGAGCAGGGGCTTATTGAGGTGATGGGTAGGCAGGCACTTGGCCATGATGATGTTGAGGGCTGGCTCACGGCTCGTCAGGTCACAAAGATGTGGAGGTGTAGAAATGTTGCGCAAAATCGTTGATTTCGTCAAAAAGATATTCTGGACAGAGCCGATGGTTGCGACAGTCAACACGCTGAAAGATGCCATGCGGGATCTTGAGGTGGCCCGGAACCACTTTGAGAACTGCGATCCGGAGTTTATCACGGCTGCTATCTTCGAGCTGAACGCTGCGGAGAGCCGTCTGGATGCGGCGAGGAGGTGTGTGGTATGACAACAAGCCTTTGGGAAAAAATCGGCCATATGCTGGGTCATATTCTGGCGGCGACGCTGGTTATTTGCGCATGGCTGATCATTATTGTGTTCACGCTGAAGGTGATCTGGTTCATTTTGTTCCGGATTCTGCTGTGAGGTGCGATATGATTGACTATGAAGAAGTTGTTGAGGCCATATGGAGGTACGACTGTCCTCGAATCGACATTGATGAGGATATTACGACGCTTTATGCGGATGACAAAGCCTTTGCGCAAGTTATTCACAGGGCTGACGGGTCACGCGAGGACGTGTATTTTGAGGATTACGAGCTTCAAAAAGATATCCTGATCAAGCCGAACGCTACGTTGCGTGATGTGGTCGAGCTTTGCATGAATGGTGACATTAGCTACGCAGATGCCCGTGAATGGTGTATTGAGAATGATATTTCACTTGGGCAGTTCGACAGGTGGCTTTATGGTGCGCTGAGAAAGTCTGATAACCATGCCCGGGTGGAGCCGAAAGAACCGTGGCCATATCGAGTGGTGGCGGGTATAAACCGGGTGCTGGAGATTCTGCTTAACTCGATTTTGGAGGATTTTATATGAGATGTTGTCCGGTATGCTATTCAAAAGTGAGGCCAACTGTATACGGAACAGCGACCACTGGGACAAGCCTGGAAATCAAGTATAAGATTCAGTGTCGGAATTGCGGATTTGGATGCGATAAAACAGGCAGTGTCATAGTGCAATATGATGAAGAAACGATGAACCCAATAGCAGATGATCATGGCTTACGGAAACTTATTAGAGACTGGGATTCTATTTTGCGAGATCCTGATAGAGAAAGGCTGGCTGATATATGAAGCACACATTTTGGTTTGAATGTACCGACAATGGTGGTGGACATCAGGGTTTCGTGGTCAAAGCAGAAAATAAGCAGGAGGCCATCAAGAAGGGCATGGCGTTTGCAAAGAAACATGCTTCGGGTGATATCTGTGGGGATTGGGAGTGCAAAATGATATCGGAGTGGACAACATGAACAACGACTTCGGAGCACTTACGATACTTGCACCTAAATGCCAGAAGTGTCCGAAGATGGAAACTTGCGACCATAAGCAACTGGCTCATCTCGGATACATTATCCCAATCGAGGATATTGGCATCAGTATGGTGGCCCAAAGAGGTAATGGAAAGAGCCTGCGGCAGCTTGAAATCATTGATTCATTGATGAAAAGGAGAACTAATTATGAAAATCGTTGAACCTAAGTATGAAATCCTCACTGATATTTCTGAGGGAGGCATTAAGGAGCTCCAGCAGATCGAGCGGGTGGCCCGGGTCTGCTACAAGAGCGAGGACAAGATCACGCCGGATGGTGAGTCGGCAAAGAAACTGGTGGGCTTTCTGGTGAAGCAGGGGCATGAGGCTATGCTGGAGCATTCGCAGCTGAGTGTGCTGTTTACCTGTGATCGTGGCGTGGCCAATGAACTGATAAGGCACCGTATTGCGAGCTTTGCGCAGGAGAGCACACGGTACTGCAACTACTCGAAGGAGAAGTTTGGCGGAGAGCTGAGCTTTATTCGGCCGTATTATATTCCTGACGAGCCTAAGGAAAATGCAGTCAAAGCAGCTTCTTCGACGGAAGAATTAAAAAAGCTCGAAACAGACTATCAAATCAATAATGCGTGGTATCGGGCTTGCGACGAGGCCGAAGAAGGTTATAGGGCACTTATCGCCAATGGTATGCGCCCCGAGCAGGCCCGTTGTGTGCTGCCGCTGTGCCTGAAGACCGAGATCGTGGTGACGGCCAACTACCGTGAGTGGCGCAACATCTTCAAACTGCGTACTCCTGTGGCGGCCCATCCTCAGATGAGAGAGCTCATGTGCCCGTTGTTGATGGAACTCCAGAAGAAGATCCCAGTGGTGTTCGATGATATTTACACGTACTGGCCTGCGGATGACCAGACACGGAAGGGGAGCATGGTGAAGTAACTATGAAAGGAATTGATAAGAAATATATTGACGTGCTGCAACAGTTTGGCTTTCATTTATACACGACCGAAACCGGGTATAAACTGTGCTATAACCCGATAGGTGGAACATTCTCTGCATATTTTAATGATGAGAATTTTGTAGAGAACCTAATTAACTTTGCAGAGACATTTGATCCGAGTGCCTATGCCTCGGTTGAAATCGATGGCCCATGTTCAATCAAAGAGCTTGCCGAGACAGTTAAAAATATGGAAAAAATTCAGCTTCTCCTCCTGAAAGTAGCTCTTGCATTTGTAAAGATCGATAAAGAAAGCATGGTGAACGAGAATGCAGCAAAGAACGTATGATTTTCTCGCTAAGTTGAAGGTTCCCATGCTGACCTTTGGCGGGGAGCTGATGGGCGAGGCTGTGGAGATGGTCGTCGATGACTTGAACTCACACCGATTTATGTCCATGAGGGATATCGAGGCATCACTGGCAGATAAGTTCAATTGCAGCCCTGGTGTTGCGGATCGCCGGATGCGGTATGCATTGGATATGGCGGAATATCGCTCTGGCGGGGTTAATGTTGAGCTGGAGAATTTGAAGAGTACGTACGATATTAAGGTGCTGTCGCTGAAAAAATTCTTGTATGCGGCGGGGAGAAGTTTGATGACAGAGGTGAGTGTTGGTAATGACCGCGGGTGAATTTAACGAACTGGCCAAGCAGGGGAGAGTATGGGCTAAGATCGTGGCGGCTTATGCGGCTGAATCTGGTCAGGTCGAGAAAATTGTTGGCTTCACGGATCAACTCGTGAGATTTCGGTTCAAGGGCAGGAAGTATGATACGATTATTTCACTTGTGAACGTTGTGTTTGAGATTGAGGATTGAGCCATGTTGGTAAGCAATAATATTATTTGGATATTACCACCCTAATGGGATTGACTACGGGCCATATACATGATATTCTTGATGTATGAATAGGAGGTGCTTTTATGGCACGGACGGTAAAATGCCCTAGCTGTGGTGCAGAGTTAACAATTAAAGATGAGAGTCGTGACTTCATGTTCTGTGAATACTGCGGGACGAAAGTTCGGCTGGATGATTATCAGGAGACGCATCGGTTCGTGGATGAAGCAAAAGTTCGGAGAGTGGATGCGTTCAAAGATATTGCCATGAAAGGCATGGAGCTTCACGAAAAGAAACAGGAGCAAGAGCGAGAAGAGGCTGAGAAAAATCGGAGAATGATGCCGGTTTATATTGGGCTGATGATTGCGATTCCGGTTATAGCCGGCATAATTTTGAAATTTTTCGGTTAAGATAAAATTTCACGGCCTTTTTATTTTTGAAAATACTTGACCGATGATGCCCGGTTCTGCCCATTTTATTTTTCGTAATTTTTGTGAACTTTTTGAGAAAACATCAAAAAGTGTAAATTTCGTGGCCAAAAACCCACTTTGTGGCCAAAAATTTTTATAAAAATGGCCACAAAAACTAACGCAAATACGTTAAAAATATGCCATTTGGCCAAAAACCCACTTTTTTCTTTAAGTTACTTAAAAAATTGAAAATTTATATATAGTAATAGGAGATAAAAAATGGGCTTTTGGCCACAGCGAGTTTTTAGCTCGATTTGGCCGCGAGGGCCATAGATTTTTGCCTTGTAAAATCTCGTCGGATAGTGTATGATAAAGATGCAGCGTATGGTTGCATTATCGCTGACGGTTATGAGGTGTAAAATATGGATTTCGTTAATGAGTATGGTTTTGAAGAATGGTGGACTGAAGATCGTAAAGGTCGGCATATATCTTGTTACGCAAATAAATATGTAGAACTTCATATAAAAAGACCCGTGTGCGAATGTGGACGAATACTTGGCAAAAATGGACGAGAGCATTGGCGTTGCTCAAAATGCGGAGCAGAGTATTCGTATGATGAGCTTTACCGTTCCTTTGGTCCAGATGATTATAATTACGACTGCGATGATGGAACGATACAAGATGACTATGGCGAAAGAAAATATGAAGCACTTCAGATGTGCTGTGGACCAGAAGAATTGTACGAAATCTATAAGCATCTTTAATGACGCGAAAAAAAGCAATCTCTATTATGGAAGAAATTCCACTAATTCAACAAAGGAGATTGCACCATGAGAAAAATTGAAATGGAAGAAAGAACACTTCAGGTTGTAATGACTACAATGGGCAATATGGAATATGCGCGCGGTAAATCTAGTGGGCGCAAGAACACATTGCAATTGATGAATCAGGCTATGACTTGGAGCGGAATTTCAAACGAGACAATACAGCACATTATGCAAGCTTATCGACAGCTTGAAAAAGTGGATAAGTTGTAAATTTTTAAAAGCCCTTGCGCGAAAAACGCAGGGGCTTTTTCTTTTGCTCTGTTTTCTCAAAAATTCCTAAAAATTCACATTATTTCCTAAAAACTCACGCGAGAAAAACATCCCCTTTTATGGGAGGAATAGAATGTGTCTCAAGACGTGCTATTCCTCTTATTTTTGGAGGTTGTATCATGCTCGAAAATAAATTCAAGACAGGATTGGTAAAGGAACTGAAAGAACGCTTTCCAGGCTGTAAGGTTGTCCATTTAGATCCTACGGAGATTCAAGGTATTCCCGATCTCTTAGTTCTTTATGGTAAAACCTGGGGCGCACTGGAAGGCAAAAAGTCAGCGACTGCATCTCATCGTCCAAATCAGGACTATTATGTTCGGCAAATGGACGAGATGAGTTTTGCTTCCTTTATCTATCCTGAAAACAAGGAGGAAGTTCTTAATGAACTGGCGAGATCATTCGAGGCTCACGGGGAAACATGCCCTCCTCGGAGCAAGTAACTATCATTGGTTAAACTATGATGCAGATAGGCTGACCAATGCCGTTCTTAATTATCAGGCGAAAGAACGAGGAACCCGCCTGCACGCGTTTGCAGCTGAGTGCATTGCTCTTAAGCAAAAGTTGCCAAAGAGCAAAAAGACATTAAATACCTATGTGAATGATGCCATTGGCTTCCGCATGGATACTGAACAAGTCCTCTATTATAGCGACAACTGCTTCGGAACCGCAGATGCAATTACATTCAACGACGGTTTCCTTCGCATTCACGATCTCAAAACTGGAGCTGTTCCTGCACACATGGAGCAGCTCTATATTTATGCCGCTCTTTTCTGTCTGGAGTACGGATACGACCCGAAAGATATTCGGATAGAAACCCGTATCTACCAGAACGATGAAATCTGGATCGAGAATCCTACTGAAGATGAAATCAATCCGATCATTGCTAAAATCAAAGAGTTTGATCCGATTATCACTGATATTTTGTTAGGAGTGGCAGCATGAACCCGATTGAAAAAGACCTTCGTTCTTATTTTGGCATTACCTCTGAAAGTAATATTCTGGAGCATTACGGTACGAAACGCCATTCCGGGCGTTATCCCTGGGGCTCTGGTGATAATCCGTATCAGCATTCTGGTGATTTTTTGTCCCGGGTGAAAGAATTAAAAAAGAAAGGCCTCTCTGAAAAAGATATTCTGGAAACTATCAATAATTCTCTTCCCGATGAATATAAAATGGGGCTTACAGAGTTTAGAGTAGCTCAGCGGACGGCTACACATGAACGCCAAGCATTGGAGTACGACAAGATTCGTGCTCTAAAAGAAGATGGTCTTGGATGGAAAGAAATTGGTGATAAACTAGGGATGAGCGAATCTAGTGTTCGCTCTAAATATAATGGCAACATTAGTAAAAAAGAACAACGTGCTGTAAATATCGCAAATACATTGAAGGCTGAAGTCGATAAAAAAGGTATAATTGACATTTCTGAAGGAGCAAATTCTGTTTTAGGAATAACTCAAACGGAGTTGGATGAGGCCGCATACAAGTTAGAGGCCGAATATGGCTATAAGCGCTACGGTGTGGGCATCAAGCAGCCTACCAATCCTCGCCAGCAAACGAACATTACAGTTCTTGCGAAGTCTGAATTTGATCAGAAATATGCTTATCAGCATCAGGATCAGATTGATTCTCTTGGAGACTATCATTCTGATGATGGCGGAGAGACCTTTACAAAACTTCAGCGTCCGTCTAGTCTGGATTCCAGTCGTGTCGCTATTCGATATGGTGATGAAGGCGGTCTGGATAAAGACGGTGTTATGGAGATTCGCCGCGGGGTTCCTGACCTTGACCTCGGAAAAAGCCACTATGCACAGGTTCGTATCCTCGTTGACGGTGACCATTATCTGAAGGGCATGGCTGTCTATTCGGATGATCTGCCGGATGGTGTGGACGTGATGTTTAACACCAATAAGCCTTCCGGTACGCCCAAGATGAAGGTTCTCAAGGAAGCAAAAGCTGATCCTGACAACCCGTTTGGCGCGGCCATCAAGGCCAACGGCCAGAGCATGTACATCGGCGATGACGGAAAAGAGCACCTCTCACCGATCAACAAGCTGAAAGAGGAGGGCGACTGGGATACGATGTCCCGGAACGTCTCTTCTCAGTTCCTTTCCAAGCAGCCCAAGAAGCTGATCGAGAACCAGCTCAACCTTACCGTCGCGGATTACAAAGCCCAATATGATGAAATCATGCGGTACGATAATCCTACGGTCAAAAAGAAGTTGCTCAACGATTTTGCCGATACGGTTGAAGGAACATCCATGACCCTGAAGGCATCTGCTTTCCCGGGCCAGTCCACAAAGGTTATACTGCCGATCAATAAGATCAAGGAGACAGAGGCTTATTGCCCCACCTATGAGAATGGCACCAGGCTTGCACTGATCCGTTACCCTCATGCAGGTACCTTTGAGATTCCCATCGTGACTGTCAACAACAAGAATGTCAGCGGCAAACGGAATCTCGGTGCAATTCAGGATGCTATCGGCATCAATGCAAAGGTTGCGGAACGGCTTTCGGGCGCTGACTTCGATGGCGACACGGTCATGGTAATCCCTGTTACCGACAAGGTCAACATCAAGTCCACCCGTGCATTGAAAGCACTGGAAGGATTCGATCCCAAGACCTCTTATGCAGTTCCTGAAGGCAATCCGAACAATGTCAGGCTGATGAAGAAAGAGGAGAAGCAGCGCGAAATGGGCGTGATCTCCAACCTCATCACTGATATGACATTGCGAGGTGCCGATGAGGACGAGCTTGCACGTGCGGTTAAGCACTCTATGGTCGTTATCGATGCAGAAAAGCATAAGCTGGACTATAAGCGTTCTGAGCGCGAGAATGGCATCCCCGAGCTGAAGCAGAAGTGGCAGATTCGTGTTGACGAAGAAGGAAACACTAAGTATGGTGGTGCATCCACGCTGCTGTCCCGGCGTAAGCAGACAGTACGAGTGCCGGAGCGTCGTGGCAGTGTCCGCATAGACAAGGAGACCGGTGAGTATATTTACAAGGAGAGCGGACGGACATTCACTGACCCCAAAAGCGGCAAGAAGCGTCTAGCGGAGGATACTGTCAGCCTGATTTCCGAAACGAAAGATGCTCGAACTCTGTCTTCTGGCACTGTTCAAGAGAACCTATATGCGGACTTCTCTAATAAGCTGAAGGCCATGGCCGCTCAAGCTCGAAAAGAAGCTGTTAATATGAAAGGACTCGAATACAGTGCTGAAGCTGCTAAAAAGTATGCCCCTGAAGTAGCTTCGCTGAAAGCTAAGTATGCAAATATGATTGCCAATAAACCCAAAGAACGCAAGGCGATGCTAATTGCTAATGCTAATATTAAGGCAAAGATTCAAGAGCAAGGTTTGAACCCCAACATTACAGAAGATAAAAAAGAGATTAAGAAAATCTCTTCTGTCGAAATGCAGCGTGCTCGTGATTCAGTTGGTGCAAGCGGACGCAGATCCAAGGTCACCTTCACGGATAAGGAATGGGAAGCTGTTCAAGCTGGTGCAATTTCAGACAACATGCTGACGAAATTCCTTAATTCGTCTGATTCTGATGAAATTGTGAAGCGTGCAATGCCAAAGAATGCAACTGTTATGACTTCTGCAAAGATGTCCAAAGCAAGTGCAATGCTGCGAAGCGGTTATTCTTATGCCGAAATCGCAAAGGCTTGTGGCGTTCCTGAATCTACTGTTTATAGTGCACTCAATAAGTAACAATCCATCAAGAAAGAGGCTTTGAATTATGGTTCGATGCTTTCTTACCACCTTTGACAACCCGTACAGTCCGTATGAGGAGTTTGAAAAGTGGTACCAATATGACGTTGATCATGGCTACAACTCTTCTGGTTTGCTTATGAGGATCGCCGAGACCTCCTCTCAGTTCACGGACAACGAAAATGCCTATGAAATTGAGAAAGCAATCGACAAGATTGTTGCTGCTGATCCAATAAACATTTACAAAAAGCTCAAAATCAATGTATCTGACGAAGATACGCTAGGCCAAACTGCGTAAACCATAGGGAGGGGGTCTCAAAATCGGCACCCCCTCTCAAATCGCGCAGGTCTTTGATATTTCCCCGGAGGGAAAATTGATATTTGGGCTTTAAGGCTCCGACAGCGAAAGCTGCAGATTATATTTGTGTAAACTCTCGATACCTGTATCCACAGCAGGTGTTAAGATTTACAGTCATATGGGAAATCGCCGAGGTTCTGGGGTGTAGACCGGGGCTTCGGCGGTTTTTGCAAGGGCTCATGGGAGTAGTATCCTCCTATATATTTGGGTTCAGGGCTTTCACGATGTTCAACCTCCATTGGGCATGATCTGCTTTTTTCTTCTCCTTTCAAATGAGACAGGCTTAACTGGTACTACTGCGACTCCCATGAACCCTTGCAAAAGCAAAATAAGAATGTGAAACGAGGTTATTGCAATGAAACCTAAGAAGTCTGCTCCGGGTGAAATGTCGGCTGCAACTTCGCGGCCTGCAAGAACCCCGGAAGCACAAGAAAACTATATGATCAATCTGGCGATGAAGCTGGTTGAGAAACGACTGCTGGAAGGTACGGCATCCAGCGCTGAGACGACCCATTTTCTGAAGCTGGCGACCTCTAAGAACGAGTTGGAGAAAACAAAGCTGGAAGAGGAAAACAAACTGTTGCGGGCAAAGACCGAGACGCTACAGAATGCAAAACACTCCGAGGAGATGTACGGGAAGGTCATTGCTGCTATGAAGAAATACAACGGCCTAGGCGAGGATGACGAGTATGACTTTAACTGAATTGGCATTTACGATCTTCTGGCTCGTAATAATCATTTTTGGCTCGGTGTTTTTTGCAGAGTGGGCAGAGAAACACACGCAGAGTTATGCAATGGAACTCTTTGCACACTTTGGGATGCCTGCACTGCTATGGTGCGGAATGCTGATTCTGTATGCGGCATTACAGCATAAGGGTCTGCTGAGGTGAGCTAATGAAATGATGGGCTATAAGACGGCGTTAGCTGTGCTGTGGTTTGCGGCTTTTACAATCTTTATGCTGGCGGTGTATTTCGGAAAGCACCCCGAAAATGCTGTAAGTACGACTATGCTGTATGTTTTGGGGATGCTGTCTGGAATTATTGCGCTCTGCGAGATACTGGAGCTGTTTGTATGAAGAGTTATACAGAGTTATGCAGCCTGTCGACCTACGAGGAGCGGCTGGAATATTTACAGCTGCACGGTGAGGTGGGGAAGGACACCTTCGGGTTTGACCGATGGCTGAACCAGGACTTCTACCAATCGAGAGAGTGGCGGCAGTTCCGAGACAGGATCATTGCCCGGGACATGGGCTGTGACCTTGGGTGCAAAGACCACCCGATCACAGACTGGGTGCTGCGGGACGGAAAGCCGATCCGACCGAAGATCTCCATCCACCACATGAACCCCATAACAAAAGAAGACGTTCTCCAGCACAGCGAGAAGCTGCTTGACCCGGAGAACGCCATTTGTGTTTCAGCGGTGACGCATAAGGCTATCCACTATGGAACGGGGAAGGGCCCGAAGCTGCCGGACGGAGAAAGAAGACCGGGCGACACCTGCCCATGGAGGAAATGAGTATGTACCAGAAAAAAGCATTTAACCGGCGAGAGCAGGACTACGCCATGGGGCTGCGGAGGAAGCTGGAAGAGGCAGAGGCGATGCTCCAGCACCTTGCACCGAGCCGCGCAAGAAGTCTGGCACTGACCAAGCTGGACGAAGCACTGCTCTGGGCGAACGTGGGCATTGCGGAAGCCGGGCTCCAGCAGGGCTATACGACTGCTCCGCGGAACAGGGGCTTTGACTTTGACGATGCTCTGGCGACAAATGTGGATGGGCAGCAGGTGCGGGCAACACGGGCCAGGGATATTACGTTTGATGGGATGAAGATTGTCCCGCGGAGGGATGAGAATCAGGCTGTGACCGCACAAAACGCTGCTCCGAGTGCTGAGGGAGACCTCGTTTTGCTGAAGCCTGGTCAAGTGGCGATTGATGCGGGGAGGCTGACCAAGCTGGTCGAGGAGAGTGCACAGAAAGAAGCGGCCATGGGGAAGGACGGAGCATCCCGTCACCTGGCAGAGCTTGAGCTGATGGCACAGGCGCACAAGGACTGGTATTATGCCATGATGAGTTATATTATGGGCGACGACAGCGATGCCGAGGAGGAATCAAAATGAATTCGATCCTGACGAGCGTGAAGAAGCTGCTGGGCATTGCCGAGGAGTGCACAGACTTTGATGCGGACCTTATCATGTACATCAACATGGCGCTGTTTGCACTGGTGCAGATGGGTGTTGGGCCTGCGGCTGGATACACCATCTCCGGGAAAGAGAACGAATGGACAGAGTTCATTGCTGACCCGGTGAAGGTGGAAGCGGTAAAGGCATATGTTGCTGTGAAAGTACGGCTGCTGGGCTTTGACCCTCCCCAGAGCAGCACTACCATGGAAGCACTGAAGAACACCGTGGCAGAAATGGAATGGCGGCTGAATGTGGAGCACGATAATTTTGAGAAAGAAGCGTGACAACATGGTGAAACATGAAGGCAACATCCTGATGGAATGGCCCGAAGCATATCGCCAATTGGTTTCGGGTAAGAAAATTTGTATGTACTGCTACTATGTTGATGAAACTGGTAGGCATGACTACAAAGATTACTGGTATATCAATGCCGACGGGCATTTGGTGGTGCATCGTGAGGATGGAATCGAACGAGATTTGAGCGATCCTAAATGGCTGCTCGAATATTTGGAAATGACCACTTGGCCGAGATACTGGACAGTGATTCAGGATAAAACGTAAGGTTCCCACCTTATTATAATAGGAGAATTGAAAATGGCACTCTCGAACACGGCCACGCCGATCTATTACGGCCGTTTCAGAGAGGCCGTGATGCGTGGTGAAATACCGGTCTGCCGAGAAATCGCCATGGAGATGGAGCGGATCGACGACCTGATCGCCAACCCCGGCATCTACTATGACGACAAAGCGGTGAACGGCTTTATTTCGTTCTGCGAGGACGAGCTGACCCTGACGGACGGCACCGACGTGAAGATGCTGGATAGTTTTAAGCTATGGGCAGAAGAGATCTTCGGGTGGTACTACTTTGTGGAGCGGAGCGTCTTTGTGCCGAATAAGCACGGAGGCGGTGGACACTACGAGACCCGGCGGCTGAAAAAGCGGCTGGTGACAAAGCAGTACCTCATCATTACCCGATCGGCTGCGAAGACCATGTACCTTGAGTTTTTGCAGGCCTACTTCCTGACGGCGTACACCACCACGACCCAACAGCTGACCACTGCCCCGACCATGAAACAGGCCGAGGAGGTGTTAGCACCTTTCCGCACGGCGCTGGCACGGGCAAAAGGACCTGTGTTCCAGTTTATGACCGAGGGAAGCTTACAGAACACCACCGGAAACAAGGCTGACCGGGTGAAGATGGCTTCCACCAAGAAGGGCATCGAGAACTTTCTGACGAACAGTCTGCTGGAAGTGCGTCCGATGACCATTGAGAAGCTTCAGGGACGGCGTGACACTGTAGCGACTGTGGATGAGTGGCTCTCCTGCGACATCCGGGAAGACCCCATTGGTGCCATTGAGCAGGGCGCGGCCAAGAACGAGAATTACCTCATCGTGGCGGCTTCCTCCGAGGGCACGGTGCGCAACGGCTGCGGCGACGACATCAAAATGGAGTTGATGAGCATCCTGAAAGGGGAGTACGTCAACCCCCATGTGTCCATCTGGTATTACAAGCTGGACTCCATTGAAGAGGTGGGCCAGCCGGAGATGTGGCTGAAGGCCAACCCGAACCTGGGCAAGACCGTGAGCTACGAGACCTACCAGCTGGACGTTGAGCGAGCGGAGAAATCCCCCAGCGCCCGGAATGATATTCTGGCCAAGCGCTTCAACCTACCCATGGAGGGCTACACCTATTTCTTTCCCTACGAGGAGACCCTGTGCCACAGGAAGAGAAGCTTCTGGCAGATGCCCTGTGCCATGGGCGCGGATCTTTCCATGGGCGACGACTTCTGCGCCTTCACCTTCCTGTTTCCGTTGTCCAACGGATATTTCGGGGTCAAGACGAGGGACTACATCACATCCTACACCCTCAGCCAGCTTCCGGCTTCGAGACGGCAGCAGTATGAGGAGTTTATGCGGGAAGGGACCCTGTTCGTGTTTGACGGCACGGTCCTGGACATGATGCAGGTGTACGATGACCTGGACAACTTTATCATGGAGAACGAGTACGACGTACGGGCGTTTGGCTACGACCCCTACAACGCGCAGGAGTTCGTGAAGCGCTGGGGCGATGAAAACAGTACCTTTGGCGTTGTGAAAGTTATCCAGGGCGCAAAGACCGAAAGCGTGCCGCTGGGTGAGCTGAAAAAACTGAGCGAACAGCGGAAACTGCTGTTTGACGAACAGCTGATGCAATTTGCCATGGGCAACTGCATTACACTGGTGGACACCAATGGCAACCGGAAGCTCTACAAACAGCGGCAGGATCAGAAGATCGATGCCGTGGCGGCCATGATGGACGCTTACGTGGCGTGGAAAAAGAACCGGGATGCGTTTGAGTAAAGGAATAAAATGAGAAGGGATGAATGTATTTGGCGCTGGAGAAATCCAGATGAGCTTTATCATTATGGTATCAAAGGAATGAAATGGGGCGTGCGGAGAACTCCGGCTCAGCTGGGACATAAACCCTATACAGATAAACCTGAACGTGCTAAAATAAACTCATCGGTATTACGAAGAGCTGTGCAAAAGGGTGAAGTTAGTCTTGCTATTCGGAAAAGCAAGCAATCGGAGCATGACCGTAATTCGCCTTTGTATAAGCAAGGCAAAAGCTACACCTATTTTAGTGCTGATAAAGCACAGCGCTATATTTTAAGGCTTCATGGAACAGGAACGCTGATCTCTTCAAATAAGGGTGAATGGGTAAAGAAAAGAGCGTGTTCGATCTGACGAGCCAATTGGCGTATATGTTGATTTGGATGGCGCTGCACATGAAACCCATAACGCGCTCATTATTTATTCCAATAAGGGTACACATATTTATCCAGTAAGAGAGGATGTGACATCGTGAAACTGAGAGCTTATGAAGGAAAAAGAGTGACGGTAATCACTTCTGATGGAAAGAAATATTCTGGAGTGGTGACGGATTATATTTTTCCAGAGGATAATGAGCCTGAAGGAATCGAAAGCATCATTCTTGATGGTGAATTAGAGATTACTGGCCCTGAAATTGTTGCAATTAAATAAAGAAACATGATAGTGCATCAGCTTAACGGCTGGTGCATTTTTTGTTTACAAAGGAGGTGGAACATGACGGTATATAGCGATGAACTCTACCATTGGGGTATCAAAGGCATGAAATGGGGCGTGCGGCGCTACCAGAATAAGGATGGCACGCTTACTTCCGAGGGAAAGAAGCACTATGCGCAGGATCACGAAGACTATACACGCGCTCATACGAAGAAAAGCGTCCGTGAAATGAGCGACAGTGAGCTGAATGCGCGTATCAACCGATTGCAAAAAGAGCAGCAGTATGAACGGCTTACGGCTTCTCCCAGCAAGATCCAAAAAGCGATTAAAATTGCTGGGGCAACCGCCACGGCACTTGGGACTGTTACGACCCTTTACAGCAATGGTTCTGCTGTGATGAAAATCGGTAAGAATATCGTTGAATCGGGTGCTTTCAAGAATGCGGTCGTCAGTGGAGCACTGACCGCGACAATGAAGGCCCATGGTGCGTAAGGAGGAAAAATGCAAGTTTATAAAGATGAGCTGTATCATCATGGCATCAAGGGCATGAAGTGGGGTGTACGGCGTTACCAGAACCCTGATGGTACTTTAACTGCGGCGGGAAAGAAAAAATATGGCGACCCTGATCGTAAGCTTACAAGTTATCAAAAAACAATGTATCGAATGGACTATGGCGTTAAAGGCGCAAACCGAATCGAAAAAGATTATTCCAAGGGAATGGATAAAAAGACCGCTGTGGAGAGAGAAAAGAAGCGAATTGCACGAGGAAAAGCTGTTTCAAGAGCGGTAGCAAGCGTATATGTCTATGACTATCTGACTGGAGGTAAAGTTAGTTCGGCTGCTAAAAATGCGGCCAAACATGCCGTAGCAAGGGCGCTCACAAATATGGCGGCGGAAAAAGCGTATAAGAACGAAACGAGAGGCCGTATGTACGCTCAATACACAGAAGTGTAAGCCGGAGGGAATCAAAATGACATCACAAACCTTTGGCTCCAGACTAAGACACGCCTGGAATGCTTTTCTGAACCGGGACCCTCCCGGAAAAATTTATATTGGGGGAGGTTACAGCAACCGGCCCGACCGGGTACGGCTGAACCGAACCAATGACCGGACGATTATGACGGCCATCAACACCCGCATTGCAACGGATGCTGCGGCGATCACCATCAATCATGTAAGGCTCGATGAAAACGGACGCTATGACGAAACCGTTGATTCGGGCCTTAATTCTTGTCTGAACCTTTCCGGCAACAAAGACCAGACAGGCCGCTCTTTGCGGTTTGACCTGTTTCTTTCGATGCTGGACGAGGGTGTAGTAGCACTGGTGCCCATTGACACCAACTATGACACGAGGACAGGCAAGACCGAATTTGAATCCATGCGGGTCGGAAAGGTACTGGAGTGGTACCCGGATGATGTTCGGATGGAAGTTTACAACGACCGGACTGGCCTGAAGGAAGAGATTACCCTGCCGAAAGACAAGGTGGCGATCATCGAAAACCCGTTCTATGCCGTGATGAACGAGCCGAATGGAACGGTGCAGCGCCTGATCCGGAAGCTGAACCTGATGGACGTGGTTGATGAGCAGGTGGGTAGCAACAAGCTGGACATGATCATTCAGCTGCCCTATGTCATCCGAACGGATACAAAGAAAGAACAGGCCGAAAAGCGGAGAGCAGAGATCGAGCAGCAGCTCGCCAATTCCAAATATGGCATTGCCTACACCGATGGCACGGAACATATCACTCAGTTGAATCGCAGCCTCGAAAACAACCTTCTGAAGACCGTGGAATACCTGACCAACATGGCATACAGCCAGCTGGGTATCACCCCGGAAATTATGAATGGTACCGCTTCCGACGCTGTGATGACCAACTATGAGAATAGAACGATCGAACCCATTGTGGCAGCTGTCGTGGATGAGATCCGGCGAAAGTTCCTGACCGAGAAAGACCGGGCGAACCGGGAATCGGTGATGTACTTCCGTGACCCGTTCAAGCTGACCCCTGTTTCCACCGTTGCCGAGATGGCGGACAAGTTTACCCGGAACGAGATTATGACCTCGAACGAGTTTCGTCAGGCCATTGGCATGAAGCCCAGCAAGGACCCTAAGGCAGATGAACTGCGGAATGCAAACATCAGCCAGTCGAGTGAGGAAATTGCTGCTCAGAACAAAACAATCACGGCAGGGCGAGATGCCGTAGAGAGGAGTATTGCAAATCAAAATGGTTAATTTTGACTACGATTGCAGCGGCTGGGCCACGAAAGCGAACGTCCAGTGCTACGATGGCCTGGTGATCGCGCAGGATGCCTTCAAGGAGTGCAGTGGTAAGGTTCGCCCTATGGTGTACAACCATGACCATAACAGTATCGATAACGTGCTTGGGCATTGTCTGCTGGAAAACCGGCCCGGCGGTATGTACTGCTATGCCAAGTTCAACGATACCCCGACCGGCCAAACTGCAAAACAGTGTGTGGAAAATGGAGACCTGAACGCTTTTTCGATTTATGCGAACGGATTGACAAAAGTTGGCAATGTCGTAAAACACGGCATCATCCAGGAGGTAAGTCTGGTTCTGGCGGGTTGTAACCCGGGTGCGATGATCGACGAGGTGATCAAGCACAGCGCCGATGAAGATTACGAGGGCGGCGAGGCGTTTATCGTCTCGGATACAGCCCTGAGTATCACCCATGGCATGGACCCGGACGGCAATCCGCTGGAAGACATTTCTCACAGCGCAGACAGCGGCGATGCCGTGACTGGCGACAAAGTAACGCAGGAGGAAGCCAAGATGGTGGACGAAAAGAACGTAAACAAGGAAGAAACCGTAGAGGATGTCTTTAACACTCTGACGGAAAAACAAAAAAATGTCGTGTATGCGATCATCGGTTCTGCAATGCCCGATGAAAACGGCGAGAAGACTGACGGTGAGGAGGACGATACCGTGAAGCACAACGCATTTGACAAGGACACCAACCAGACCGTGCTGAAGCACAGCATTGAGGACATCAACCAGGTGGTCAAGACCGCCAAGAGCCATGGCACCATGAAGGCTGCCTTTGAGGATGCCGGTATGACCGGTGATGAGCTGACCCACAGCATCGACAACATCGACTACCTGTTCCCCGAGGATCACCTGCTGGACACCCCGCCCCGCATCATCGATAAGCCCGACGACTGGGTGAGCGTGGTCATGGGCGCTGTCCACCACATCCCGTTCAGCCGCTTCAAGAGCATGTTTGCTGACCTGACCGAGGAGGATGCTCGCGCCAAGGGTTACATCAAGGGCAACTTCAAGAAGGAAGAGGTCTTTGGCCTGCTGCGCCGCTCCACCAGCCCCACCACCGTCTACAAGAAGCAGAAGCTGGATCGCGACGATGTGATCGACATTGCCAGCTTTGACGTTGTGGCATGGCTGAAGCAGGAGATGCGCCTGAAGCTGAACCGTGAGCTGGCTCTGGCATACCTGCTGGGTGATGGCCGTCTGGCAGCCTCTGAGGACAAGATCGATGAGAACTGCATCCGCCCCGTCTTCAATGATGCAGACCTGTTTACCATCAAGGTTCAGTGCAAGACCACCGGCCTGACCACCGTGGAGGACAAGTACAAGGCCCTGATCAAGCAGATCATCCGTGCCCGCAAGGACTACCGCGGCTCCGGCACTCCGACCCTGTTCACCACCGAGGACGCTCTGACCGAGATGCTCCTGCTGGAGGACGGCATCGGCCACCCGCTGTATGCCGACGAGGCTGCTCTGGCCCGCAAGCTGCGTGTTGCAAAGATCGTGACTGTGCCCGAGATGGAGGGCCGCAAGGGTGCCAAGGGCGGCGACCTGGTCGCTATCGTTGTCAACCTGGCCGATTACACTGTGGGTGCTGACAAGGGCGGCGCTGTTTCCATGTTCGATGACTTCGACATCGACTTCAACGCGCAGAAGTACCTGATCGAGACCCGCTGCTCCGGCGCTCTGACCACCCCGTTCAGCGCAATGGCCGTTGAGTGGGCCGCTTAATCCGTTGTGGGAAAGGAGAGAAACCTATGCTGAAACCCTATTACGAGACCGGCTATGACCTGCATGTGGCAAACTATATTGCCTATGGCCATTCCGACAACAAGCTGTACGAGGATGCCGCCCACACCACCGAGGTGAAGAAGGCAGATGCCGAGAAGGCATTCAAGCTGGGCCGCCTGATGATTGACGACGGCACCAACGTGCTCCAGGCTGTGGCAATGACCGCCACTGGCTTTATCACCTACGACGGCAGCGCTGCGGCAACCTGGACGGCAAAGGCTGAGGACTGAGTTTTCAGCCCTTTAGTTAGTTGTAACTAATCAAAATGGAGTGAGAAGAGATGAAATACAGCGGAAAGCTTGGCTTTGCCGATGAGGTAGAAGAGACTGCCCCCAGTGTATTTACCGAAAAGATGACCGAACGCCAATATTTTGGCGATGTACTGGAATTTGGACGGCAGATGCAGCTGGGGGACAAGGTGAACCCTGACATCACGGTGGGAAACCAACTGAGCATTGTAGCCGACCCGTTTGCACGAGATCATCTCTACAAGCTTCGGTATGCGACGTTCATGGGGCAGAAATGGCAGGTATCCAGCGTGAAGGTACAATACCCGCGCCTGATCCTGACCCTGGGAGGGCTCTGGAATGAATGCACGACTGAAGGTTGACGCACTCTTACGCGAAGTGCTGAAAGAGAATACCGCGTCGATCCACCTCTATTTTCAGCCGAAAGCTGGATTCCAGCTCCAATATCCCTGCATCGTGTACAGCGAAAGCAGAATCCGAAACAACCATGCGAATGACCGGGTCTACATTCAGCATCCGTTCTACACGGTGACCGTGATGGACAGAGATCCGGACAGCAAAATCAAAGCGGCCGTAAGTGCGTTACCAAAATGCACCTACGACCGCTCTTTTGTTTCGGATGGATTATACCACACCGTATTTACGATCTACACTTAAGAAGGAGGAAGTTTATGGCAAGACTGATTTGGGATGCCGTTGGCGAAAAGTTTTACGAGATGGGCACCAAGATGGGTGTCCTGTACCCCATGGCAAACGACGGCAACTATGAGAACGGCGTGGCCTGGAATGGCCTGACCGCTGTGACCGAGAGCCCCTCCGGCGCTGAGGAGACCAAGCTCTACGCCGACGACATCAAGTATGCTTCTCTGCGCAGTGCCGAGGAGTACGGCTACACCATCGAGGCATACACCTACCCGGACGAGTGGGCTCCCTGTGATGGTTCCGCAGAGGTCACCAAGGGCGTGAACATTGGCCAGCAGAAGCGCAAGGGTTTTGGCTTCAGCTGGGTGACCACCATGGGCAACGACATTTCCGACGAAGTGGGTCAGAAGATCCACGTTGCATGGAACAGCACTGCCTCTCCCAGCGAGAAGAGCTATGCCACCATCAACGATAACCCCGACGCGATCACCTTCAGCTGGGAGTGCACTACCTCCCCCGTGAACGTGACCGGTCACCGCCCCACCAGCCACATGGAAATCGACTGCTCCAAGCTGAAGCCTACTACTGTGAAGGCCATTCAGGACAAGCTGTGGGGCACCGAGTCCGCTGAGGCAACCCTGCCCACCCCGGATGATCTGATCAAGCTGATCACCGACAGCGAGGGCCAGGTGTAAACCTCTCACCGCTTCGGTCTCGCCTTTGGCGAGCGCCTTGCGGAGCTCCCCTAATAGGGGAGCCAAGAATCAATGAACACAATAAAGGAGAAGAAAAATGCTGAAAAAGACGATGACTACCGTGGACTTTGGCGGTACTGAGCGGACGGAAGACTACTACTTCAATCTGACCCGCGCCGAGATCATGGAGATGGAGCTGAACACCGAGGGCGGCTTTGTGCAGATGATCAACCGCATCACCGCTGCCCAGAGCCAGCTGGAGCTTGCCAAGCTGTTCAAGCAGATCCTGTGCAAGAGCTACGGTGTGTTGAGCCCGGACGGCCGCAAGTTCGTCAAGAACGAGGCTGTTCTGGCTGATTTCATGGCCACCCAGGCATACAGCGACCTGTACTACAAGCTGGCATCCAATGCAGAGGAGGCCGCCGCATTCTTCGAGGCGATCCTGCCCGAGGATATGAAGGAAGAGGCCAAGAAGGCCGACAAGCAGAACCCCCAGCCCGGCCTGATGGTGCTGGAAGGCCCGAAGAAGGGCACCGACGAGCAGTAAGCCTGCCCTCACAACTGACCGAACATTCAAAATGGAGAGCACTCTGAAAAGAGCGCCTCAATGAAAACACCCCAGGGAGGTGGAGCGGGTGCTGACGTTAAACATTCCGGCAAAGCAGAGCTGGAACGCAAAGACAGAGGAATTTGTCTATTCGGAACCGGTAACGCTGAAACTGGAGCACTCACTGCTCTCCCTGGCTCATTGGGAAAGCAACTGGAATATACCGTTCCTGAGCAATCTGGACAAGCTGACCGTGGAGCAGTGGCTGGACTACATCCGCTGCATGACGATCACGAAAGGGGTAGACCCTGAAGTATACGCCAGACTGACGAAAGAACAGTATAAAGCCATTAACACATATATGGAAGCCCCGATGACCGCAACATGGTTTGCCGGGGAGCCAAGACCGAACGAAATAAAAAATAAAACGAAACCTCGACCGAAACGCCCGCCCAGGAGAAATGGAACGGAGACAACGGCCGAGATTCTTTATTGCCAGATGTTCACATACGGCATCCCGAAGGAGTGCGAAAAGTGGCATCTGAACCGGCTCCTTACCATGATCCGGGTCTGCCAGGAGAGCCAGGCACCGACGAAGAAGATGAGTAAGGGCGAACGGATGGCCCAGCAGAGAATGCTGAATGAGCAGAGAAAGGCCAAGCTGAAAACAAGAGGATAAGCATGTCGAAAGTCATCATCTTTCGCCAGAAAGGCGACTGGAAAAAGACCCGGAAATTTTTGAAGCGATGTTCCGACCTCGACCTGGACGACGTACTGAACCTGTACGGCCAGGAAGGGGTGGATGCCCTTGCGAAAGCGACCCCCAAGGACACGGGAAAGACCGCGGCCAGCTGGAGCTACGAGGTGACAAAGGGCAGGGAAAGCATCGTTATTACATGGAAAAACTCCAACATCGTGGACGGCGTGCCCATTGCGGTGATCCTGCAATATGGCCACGGAACACGAAACGGAGGGTATGTAGAGGGTGTGGATTACATTAACCCGGCAATGCGGCCGGTCTTTGAGCGGATCGCGGCCAGAGCATGGGGCGAGGTGAGGACAGAATGAGCAGGGAAGTGGACAGCCGCGTTGTTGAAATGCGGTTCGACAACGAAAACTTTGAGAAGAATACAAAAAAGACCATCTCGACCATTGACCGGCTGATGGAGAAGCTCCAGTTTAAGGGCGCGGAAAAGGGCTTTGAGAAGCTGGACGCAGCCGCGAAGGACGTGGACTTTGCCACCATGCAGACGAGCCTTGACCGGCTGGAATCCAAGTTCTCGAGCCTGAACATCGTGGCCACAACGGCGCTGGTGAACATCACCAACAAATTTGTGGACGCGGGCGAGAAGCTGGTCAAGAGCCTGTCCATCGATCAGGTGGCCAGCGGCTGGGACAAGTACACCGAAAAGACCTCCAACGTTCAGACCATCATGAACGCCACGGGCAAGAGCATCGATCAGGTGAACGGCTACCTGAACAAGCTGATGTGGTACTCCGACGAGACCAGCTTCAGCTTCAACGAGATGACCAGTGCGCTGAGTTCGATGACTGCCACGGGCGGTGACATCGAGAAGCTGCTTCCCATGATCATGGGTATCGCAAACTCGGTTGCGGATGCTGGACAGAGCGGCGAGGCATTTGTACATACCATCCGGAATCTGACCCAGAGTTATAGCACAGGCTTCCTGAATCTTCAGGACTGGAACAGCCTTGCCATTGCAAAGACCAACAGCAAAGCCCTGATTGAAAACCTGATCGAGGCAGGCAAGGAACTTGGCACACTGGACGCACAGGGCAGAACTTCGGCGGGAACGCTGGTGGATACGGGCACGTTCCGCAACACGCTTTCCGAAAAGTGGGCGACTAAGGCCGTTATGGAAAAGGCCTTCAACAAGTACGCTCAGATGACGCTGGACGTTTATGACCTCACACAGGAAAAAGGAATCACTGCATCCGAAGCCATCGATGAGCTTTCCGGGGCATATGACAACATCGCAGAGCGCTCGTTCAAGGCGGCCCAGCAAGCGAAGAGCTTCAACGAAGCAATCGATGCGACGAAGGATGCGGTCGGCTCCTCCTGGATGAAAGTCTTCGAGACCTTCTTTGGCAACAAGGAAGAGGCCACCGAGACCTGGACGGAGCTGGCCAACCGGCTGTACGACATTTTCGTGCCCAGCATCGACGGGCTGAACGAGCGGCTGAAGGACGGACTGAACAGCGGATGGAATAAACTGCTTGAAAATGAGCTGGGCGATCAGGCAGACGTATACGCGTATACCATGGAGCAGGTGGCACTGGCTTCCGGTGCAATCACTGAAAAGCAGATCTCCGATGCAGGTAGTTTTGGTGAAGCAATCAAACAGGGCGGCATCAGCGCAGAGCTCCTGAAAAAGGGACTGGGCGAAGCGCAGTCAAGTGCTGAGAAAATGCTGACCCTGAGCGATGCTGAACTGGAAAAGCGAGGCACGAATCGGGAAGAAGTTGAGAAGAATGCTCAGGCCTTTGAAGAGCTGAACAAGAAAGTTCAAAATGGAACGCTTGACCTGGAGGCTTACTCGAAACAGATCCGGGAACTTTCCGGCCGAGAGCATCTGATGCAGAGCCTGTGGAATCTGATGGATGCGGCAACTGCCATTGCAAAGCCCATCCGTGAGGCATTTCAGGAGATTTTTCCCTCTAAAACAGGGGAGGAGATCAAGAGCTTTGCCCAGTGGCTGGATAGCATCACCAAAAAACTCATCATCAGTGATGATACGGCCAAGAAGATCAAGACCACCGCAGAGGGTGTGTTCTCTGCCCTGCGGGTCGGAAAAGATATTCTGGAAGGCATTATTTCCGGCATGGTACGTGTGCTGAACCTGACAAAGCCTCTGGCAGATATTCTGTTGGATGCGGCATCGGCTGCCGGAGAGTTTTCTTCCGAAATCACGAAGGGGCTCCATCCGTTGGAGACGATTGGCACCTGGGTGACCGATTTTGTAAATGCTGCTGCCCCGGTGCTTTATTCGTTTGGCTCCGCTGCGGACAAGATCTTTACTCAGTTCGCCGAAGGTGCGAAGGATGCGTTCAACGAGTTTGATCCCGAGAAGCTGAACCAGTTTATTCTTGGCGGCATGGGGGCCAGTATGTTGGTCTCCATTAAGGGATTCCTTGAGAGCATTAAATCCATTGGCTCCAGCGCAAAAGGCATAGTAGGCGAAATCAAAGAATCCATCGAATCTCTGGGCGAGGCAGTCGATGCGTGGAAATCGGCCAAGAAGGCGGACACTTTGATGACGATCGCCAAAGCAGTGGCCCTGATGGCTGGTTCTTTGGCGGTTCTCTCCATGGTGAAAGCAGACCGGCTTGGTGCTGCGATCGGTGCACTGACTGTTACGTTCGGTGAACTGCTGGGTGTGATGGCAGTGATGACCCAGCTGACGAAGAACGTGCAGAGCCTGAAGCTGAGTGTTCTCGCCGGTGGAATGGTGGCAGTTTCGGCAGCCGTTCTGGTCCTTTCGGGTGCGTTGAAAGTCATTTCGACCATTGACTCTGATAAGCTGCTAGGAAGTGTGGCCGCCCTTGGTGGTGTTATGCTCGAGTTGGCCGCAGTTGCGGCAGTTCTCTCGAAGGATGGCGGGCGCTTTACGAAAAGCACTGCCGGGATGATGGCCTTTGCGGTGAGCATCCGAATCCTTGCTTCCAGTGTGAAAGCATTGAGTGGGCTTAATTCAAGTGCACTTACAAGAGGGCTTGTAGGTGTAGGGGCCCTTTGTGCTGGACTTGTTGTCGCTGCTAAAACCATGAACGGTGTAAAATTCGGCATCGGAAAGGGAACCGGCTTTGTTCTGATGGCAGCATCCATGGAGATCCTTCAGGATGCAGTTGCGAAGTTCGGTGAGATGGATAACGAAGCAGTCGTTCGTGGCCTGACATCGATCGGTGGCGCATTGGTTATTTTTGTTGCTGCTATGAACCTCCTGAAAGGGGGGATTGGCAGTGCAATCAGCCTGACCATGATGGCTGCGGCAGTGAATCTTCTGGTTCCGGCATTCCAGGGGCTTGGAAATCTGAGCTGGGAAGCAATTGGTAAAGGACTGCTGACCATTGTGGGTGCTTTTGTGGTGCTGGGTGGCGCGGCAGTCATACTTTCGCCTGTAACGCCGGTCATTGTGGCATTAAGCCTCTCGCTAAGTGCACTGGCCCTGAGCCTTGGTGCACTGTTGGCATTGAGCTCTGCCGCAAACTTTGTACAGAATCTGGCATCCAGCCTAAGTTTGCTGAACGGCCTGAATTTCCAGGTATTTTTGAACGGCATCAAGGCACTGGCATGGACGCTGGTCGAATTTATCGCCGGTGTTTTCCAGGGTCTGGCCGAGGTGGCAAGCAGTCTGGTGACTTCAATCGCCAAAATCATCAAGGCTATCTGCGACGCGATCATTCTGGCGGCCCCCTCGATCGGACAGGCGCTGTATGTTTTGGGCACAACTGTGATCGATACGGTGGTGAGCCTGACAGAGTATATCTGGGAGAAAATCGAGCCAGCACTGAACGACCTCTGGACGAAATTCACGACCTGGGCAGGGAGCCACAACCCGCTCGACCCGAAAAACTGGGGCGGGCAGGATAAGGGCGTTTCGGCCCAGACATTCGTGCTGCCTTTTGCGGATATTCTGGATGAGCTGAAAAACGGCGATTCCATGATGGCGGGCATCTATCAGGCATTTGCAGGCATCGGTAAAAATGCAAGCGAGGGCATGAAAGAAGGCCAGCTTGACGGTAAGAAGGAAGCCGCAGATGCTTCAGAAGAAGTTGCGAACGCGGTCATTGAGACCAGCAAAACGACTTTCGATTCTCATTCTTCATCCCGGGTGATGGCAGAACTTGGCCGGTATGTGACCGTGGGACTGGCGGAAGGCATTGCCGACCCGAGTGCACTGGCACAGGCCAAGGCGAACATGCTGAACGTGGCTTCTTCCATCCGAAGCGTATTTACGACATTCTGGGGCATCCATTCGCCCAGTGACCTGGCAGCAAGCGACAGCGAGAACATTCTCGAGGGTGCACTATTGGGTATCGGTGACAAGCAAAAACAGGAAGAACTCCGGCAGGCAAGCTATTCTGGCGCGTTGGTGATGAAGGACGGCTTCCTCCAGGCTATCGACGCGACGACCCTTGCGATCCAGAAGAAGATGCCTGAGCTCTACAATGCGTTCAAGCTGAGCACCCTGCACCCTGGCAATCTAATTTATCAAAATGGATTGTCTACCGCGATGGATGAGTTCAGCGATGCAATGGATGATGCAATTGTCATCCCCGGCAAAACCGGCCTGAAGAAAGCGGGCAGCAGCCGGAACGCAACAAAATCCGAAATTGCAAATGCCAAGCAGGGAAACGCGGATGCCCAGAAGGCACTGAACGATCCGTATGGCATCCTCGGTAACTGGTGGCAGAAAGCACAGGACGCTGTGGCCGACGCAGTCACCCCGACCAGTTCCACGAAATCCAAAGCTTCCAAATCCGGCAAATCGCTGGCGGACACGCTGGCGAGTGCCTACTCTGACCAGCTGAAAGCTAACAAGGCTGACATGACCAACGCTTCCAACGAGTACGCGCTCTGGGAAGTGACGGGCGGCGACACGGCCACGGTGGAAGAGCTTATCGCCAAAAAGACCGAAAGCCTGACAAGGGAGATCGAGCTCCAGACCAAACGGGTGGGCATTGCGAAAGAGCAGTACGACACCTTGCTGGCCAAGGTGGGCGCGAACAACAGCAAGACCAAGGACGCTTACGGCACCCTGCTGAGCGAACAGAAGACCCTTGCGGAGCTTCAGAGGAGCAAGCAGGACAGCATCCTGAAGGTCATTCAGGAGCGGTACGAGACCGATGCCAAGACCGCGGAGGACGAATACGAGCTTTGGAGCGCCCTGTATGAGGACAGCGCCGAGGTGACCGAGAAGTCCAACAAGAAGATCGACTATATCAACCGGAAGATCAAGAACCAGGCGGAAATCCTGCTGGCCACCGAGAAGGACTATATCGCCATCAAAAACGAGTTCGGTGAGGCAAGCCAGAAAACCCAGGCGGCCTACCAGCAGTATCTGGAGGCACAGACCGAACAGCAGAAGCTCATCAACGAGCTGAATCAGGCCCAGCTGGATGCCTACGACAGCAAGGTCTCCTACCTGGAAAAGCAGGAGAAGCTGGTGACCAACCGGCAGAACATGCTGGCCAAGCTCTACGGCGACGGCGACCTTGCGGGCCGGGAGGATGCTTATAAGGCTGCGGTGGAACAATACCTGTC